ATGGAGTAAAATAATGGCCGACCCATTCAATGATCCGTTTGAATCTTTTGTTAGTCAAATTAAACGAGGCTCAACGCCACTGGTCAAACAGGATTCGTCTATCATTGTTGATGACACGGAGCCGTCGTCGATTGGCGGGTTAGCAGCACTCGGTGCTAGTATAGTAGGAACAGGCATTCTAGCAAGACGAATACCTGGAGTTAGACAATTTTTAAAAAGACCAAAAGAAAAAGAAGTATACACAAAGTTTTCATTACCTTCTAAATCAAGAGTAGAAAACATTCCTGTCTCATCAACTAAACCAAATGAGATAGGTAACATACCAACGGCCACCGGACAATCCAAAGAGTTAATTACTACAACTCCAGTGCCTGCATTAACTAAATCAAAATTTGGTGAAGTCATTAATATACCTTTCACACAAGGTAAAGGTTATAGTTCTTCTACAAGAACAGGAATGAATTTAAATCCAATTGTAGGTTCATCGACTTACGATAGAATCATGGAAGCACCATTTGATAAAGCACCTGCAGATGAATGGATTAGTTGGTTGTCTAAAGGAATGGATCCTCAGTTAAGAGTTAATACTGGTCCGTTAACAGGGGTCTCTCGTAGAGTAGCACCTGATGAGTTAGAAGAATTAAATATCGTTACATTAAAGAAAACATTAAAACCTAAACCGGTAAGAGAGGTTCCAGGACAAAAACCAGGAAGACAAAAGTATGAAGAAGTTATGGAACCAACTGGTGGTTTTTTAAAAGCAGCTAAAGATAACAATATACCTATCGATAGAGATACTTTACTAACGATGGTTAGAAACTCTCCAATAAATGATTTAAAAACAATTCGTTTAGGTGTTAGAGGCAATCCTGATGGAGAAATGGTAACTTTTAAAAAAGAGGTTAATGATGCAGTAAGAGCTTCTGGAATGGATGGAATTCCTGAAGGCAATTACATTAATGATACTTTAGATTCAATTGCTACAATTATGTTCGGACAAAGAAATCCTCTTAATACAACTGTGATTCAAAAAGTACAAAAAAATCTACAACAATTAGGTGCAGGAGCAAATGACCCTAAACCGTTTGCAGATCTATTAGTTAAATTTAATAGACTTACAGGGAACTATAATAACTACAGTAAACGAATTCCTAAACCTGAAGGATTTAAATTAAGAAGATCTAAAGAAGATACTTTTTATCCAGAATATAAAACAGGTTCGGGTTATAATTACAAGCTAGATGCAGGAGAAAACTTTACTGAAGATGTTGTGTATTATTCAAAAAGAGTTCCAAATACAACAAGCGGACAATTTAAAGAACTAGACTCACCTCATTACATTGATAATGAGATTGGATTTATTCGATACGATGATTTACCGAATCCTAAATTAGGTCCAGGTAAAAGACATATTAGAGTTTCAGAAGTACAATCAGATTTACACTCACCACAGTTTGCAGCTGAAGCAAGTACAAGAGATAGTTATTTTAGAAACAAAATAAATACATTTAACATAGATGCACCATTAAATATTTTAAAAAAACAAAGACAAGAATTAATGGATAAGATTGCACCTTACCAAGAACTTGGTAGAGGAGTTGCAGGATTGACTAGAAAGCAACAACAAGAACTTGCAAGAGTAAATTATGAGATTGGTCAATTAGAAAAATCAGGCATGGGTAAACTAATGAATCAAGGTATGGTTGATGAAACTACTGCAGGACCTTTAGCGAAAGCTTGGCCAGATTATGCAGTTAAAAATTTATTACGTACCATGGCAGAAAGAGATATTAATGCAATCTCTATTGTACCAAGTTCAATGAACAAAGGTGTTAAGATGCCTAGCATTAGTAAAACTGGAGATGAGATTAATTATGGTTTAATGGATGGCAGGGCTTTAATTAAAAATAAGGATGGTAAGTTTGAAAAAACTAAAAAGTTTGCATTGATGGTAGAACCTTTACAAAGAATAGCTAAACAGTATGGAGCTAAATTTGAAATGTTCCCAATGCCTAAAAGTAATCCAGAAAAACCATTTAAAGTTATTCAAGTAATTTCATCAAAAGATTCTACTAACTATAGAAGATCGGTAGAGGCAGGTAAAGCGCACTACAATAAAAAAATTGGAGATGAGTATATTTATGAAGATCATTTAGCTGCAGCAGATACTTTAGAGGAAGCGGAAAACTTATTGAAGATGAGAAAATCAGAAGCTAATTCTGGTCAATTAATTATTAAAGAATTGGGGCCTAATAATCCTGATGTCTATGAAATGGTGCCTACTCTGATTGCAGATAGTGCAACACTTAAAAAGTTCTTGTTACCAATGAAAGCTTATATGTACGAAGGTGGATTTGTAGATCAGAGGAACATTTTTACTTCGCTATTATAGATTTTTGGCATAAAATGCTTTACACTGCTGTAATAAACCTATAGGAGACAATTATGGCTAAGTTAAAAAAAATGTTGAAGAAAGCTGGTAAGGCAGCGGCCATTGGAGCTGCAGCTTACGGAGCGTCTAAAATGCTTGGTGGTAAAGATACCGGAATCAATATTGATAAAGGCAGAGGAAGTGCATTAAGCAACATATACAGAAAAAGATACGACGACCCAATTATGAAGGGTGGCAAAGGCGTTAAACAAGGCAAGATTGGTATGATGGATAAAATCAAAAATTTCTTAACTAGTCCTGTTGCTAATACAACAGGCGGACAAAAAACAAGATATTTTGGTGATACTGATGATGCTTTTGAATTTGGCATGGGTGGCGCTAAAGCTGGCGGAATGATGTATGCTAAAAATGGAAAATACGTCATGGCTAAATGCAAAATGGGAAAGAATAAAAAAACTAAAATTACATAATGGCTATTGAATCCGATAATCCAATCAACGAAGAAGTTGATGTTGAAGAAGAAGCTGTTGTAACTTTGCCACCTGAAGAAGGTGAAGAAGAAGTAACAGAAGAATCTGAACAGGACTTCTATGCAAACATTGCAGAAGATATTGATGACAAAGCTTTATCACAATTAGCTTCAGATTTAATTTCTGAATATGATAGCGATAGAGAATCAAGAAAAGATTGGGAAGATACGTACAGAAATGGTTTAGACCTTTTAGGGTTTAAATATAAATCGACTACACAACCTTTCAAAGGTGCAAGTAATGTTACTCATCCTTTGTTATCGGAAGCCGTTACACAATTTCAAGCACAAGCTTACAAAGAATTATTACCCAGTGATGGTCCAGTAAAAACTAAAATTGTTGGATTACAAAACGAACAAACTGAAGCTCAAGCACAAAGAGTAAAAGATTTCATGAACTTTCAAATCATGGAGAAGATGGAAGAGTATACTCCAGAGTTTGATCAGTTGTTATTTTATTTACCACTTGCAGGTTCTGCATTTAAAAAAATATATTACGATTCAGTATTAGAAAGAGCAGTATCTAAATTTATACCTGCAGAAGATTTAGTCGTACCGTATTATGCAACCGACTTAAAAGATGCACCAAGAATTACACATGTATTAAAACAATCTGAAAATGATTTATTAAAGAAAATGGCAGCAGGTTTTTATAGACAAGTAGATCTAATGAAACCTCAAAAAAAAGAAAACAAAATTCAAGATAAGTACAATGAACTAGAAGGTATTAAACCTGTTGAATCAAAAGATTATATATACAATGTTTTAGAAATGCATGTGGATTTAGACTTATCTGACTACATTGCAGAGAATGACGAAGACAAAATTAATATTAAAATACCTTATGTCGTAACTATTGAAGAAGGTACAAGACAAATTTTATCTATTTATAGAAATTACAGAGAAGGTGATAACAAATTTATTAGAAAAGAATATTTTTCACATTACAAATTCTTACCTGGTTTAGGATTTTATGGTTTTGGTTTAATTCACATGATCGGTGGCCTGTCTCGAACAGCAACTACTGCTCTAAGACAGCTACTTGATGCGGGTACATTATCAAACTTACCTGCTGGATTTAAGTCTAGAGGCATGAGAATTAGAGATGATGACCAACCAATTCAACCTGGAGAGTTCAGAGACGTTGATGCACCAGGTGGAAACATCAGAGATCAGTTTCAATTACTACCTTTTAAAGAACCAAGCACAACTTTATTTAATCTTTTAGGTTTTTGTGTAGATGCAGGAAGAAGATTTGCATCAATTGCTGACAATCAAGTCGGTGATGGTAACCAAGCGGCAGCTGTTGGGACTACAATTGCTCTTTTAGAGAGAGGTTCTAGGGTAATGAGCGCTATTCACAAGCGTTGTTACTATGCAATGAAGCAAGAATTTAAGCTTTTAGGTCAAATTATAGCTGAATACCTACCACCTGAGTATCCATACGCTGTCTACGGGGCTGAGAGAGTCATTAAAGTGGTAGATTTTGACGACCGAGTAGATATTTTACCGGTTGCAGACCCAAATATCTTCTCAATGTCGCAAAGAGTGACATTAGCACAAACACAATTACAAATTGCGCAGTCAAATCCACAACTTCACAACCTACATGAAGCTTATAGACGTGTTTATGAGGCTTTAGGCACTAAAGAAATACCTCAAATCCTAAAACCAGAGCAAAAACCGTTTCCAAAAGACCCTGCAATTGAAAATATGGAAGCTTTACAGATGTTACCGATGACTGCATATCCAGATCAAGACCATGACGCACATATTGCAGCCCATTCTGCGTTTATGAGAACTAGAATGGTGCAAATTAACCCTATGGTGTATGCAAATCTACAAGGACACATCTCTCAACACGTTTCTATGAAAGCATCTGCTGAAGTTATGGCTATGATGCAACAAGATCCTAATTTAATGGCTATGGCACAACAAAATCCACAAGCATTTCAATCTATGTACAATTCTGAAGTAGCAAAAAGGATTGCACAGATAACTGCAGAGCTAGCACAGAACGAAACTATGATGGATGCTCAAAAAAGCGACCCTGTAATCATGTTGAAACAAAGAGAATTAGACTTAAGAGCTATGGATTTACAAAGACGTGCTCAAGAGGGTACAATGAAAATAGAACAGAATCAGGATCAGTTTGATGAGAAATTAGATTTTGATAAATTAAAATTAGAAACACAAGATGAGCAATCTGATAAGAGATTAGAAGTTGCTCGAGAAAAAATGGAGAAAACAAATGTCGGGAAAAAAACTGGGGCTAGATAACCTTTATAAAAATTTATACACAACAGTAAATAAAAACAGTCCAAGTACTGAATTTATAAATAGAAGATTAAAATTATCTTCAACTGATGAATTTACTAATAGAAGAATGACGCTATCTTCAAATAAACCTGCAAAAGAAGATACATTTACAAATAGAAGAAAAAAATTAAAATCAGCAACTAAAAACATATTTAAAACTGCTTTTAAAAGATCTCCAATTGGAAGAATAGCTGATCTAACAATTAAAGTTGGTTCTGGAATTGGTATTGGATACGAAACAGCTAAAAATAAATTTAAAACAGATAAAAAATCTACAGGTGGCGAAACTAAGTTATCACCTAAACAACAAAAGATTGCAGCGGCAGCTCCACCACCAAATAAAATTACAGGTGCGGACTTTGCAGCATTAAAGAAAAATAAAAATGTCAAAAAAGCATAAAATTTCTGGCAAAAGATCAGGGCCTCCACCACTAAGAGGCCCAAACCCCAACGTACCACCAATCAAAATGAGATATGGTGGTGGGGCTGATATGGGTGCTCCTGAAAGAGCACAGGAAAGAGCTAGTAGAGGTTACGGAAGTGTAGGCCCTGCTCAAGATAAAGGAAGTCCACAACAAAATGCAAATCAAAGAGCTCAAGTAAGAGCAGGTAACGTTAGAGCTGCAGAAAAATTAATTGATAGACCAAGTCCTTTAGATACAGCGATTAAAGGAGCTGGAGTTTTAAAAAATGTTGCAACATTTGGAGTTAGTAAAGCTTTAGATATACCTTTAGGTGCAATGAGGGTAGCCAAAAATATTATTGAACCTCTTACAGGAACTGTGTCTAATAAATTAGATTCATTAGGAATAAACAATCGAAAAAATTTAAATGATTATTCACCTGCTAGACCTACCTTTACTCAATTAGGTGGAGACAGTGGAGGAGGATTATGTCCAGATGGATCTAATCCACCTTGTTCAGTAGTGCAAGCAAGTAATGGTAAGTCTATAAGAGTTAGAGGAACCAAAGCAGCAATAAGAGGAACAGGATTTAAGGGAGTATTCTAATGTGGTTCGGTGCTATTAAATTAGCCGTTCAAGCTGGCTCTCATATATTTAAAAATCGTCAAAAAACTAAAATGTTAATGGCGGATGCACAAATGCGTCATGCAGAAAAAATGGCAAATGGTGAAGCCGAGTATCAAGGCAAATTATTAGAAGCAAGGCAATCGGACTGGAAAGACGAATTTATTTTATTATTACTTTCAGCACCCATTGTACTTTTAGCGTGGGCAGTATTTTCAGATGACCCAGCAGCTATGGAAAAAATGCAATTGTTTTTTGAATACTTTTCACAGTTACCATTTTGGTATCAAACAATTTTTGTGGGCGTCATAGCGAGCGTTTACGGACTTAAAGCAACTGATTTAATAAAAAGAAAGTAATGTTTAAGTGGATTAAAAATTTATTTAAGAAAAAACCTTTAGTTTTAAACAAAGAAGTTGAAATAGATTATTCTAAATTAACTAAAGGCGATCGTAAAAAATTAGTAGCTCAAGGAAAAATTAAGTCTATTTACAAACCCTACAATTAGTATATAACCCTTGCATGATTCAAGGTGATAGTGTTGAATACGAAATTCTAAAACAAGCTTGTGATAGTTTAGAAAATGAAAAACTATTTACTTGTGAAATAGGTGTTAGACAAGGAGCTGGAACTAAATTAATTTTAGATGCTCTTAAAAATAAAAATCATTGGCATATTGGAATAGATCCATACGGTAATTTAAATTATGAACATTACGATAATTCAGGATCTTATACTTGTGATTATACCAACAGTATGAAGCTACAATTAATAAAAGATATTGATTATGAAAATTTTACATTGTTTCCTATGGGTGATGATGAATTTATGAAACGTTTTCCAGATGGTGTTCCTATTTATAGAAATGAAAAAGAGATAATTAACAAATATGATTTAGTTCATTTTGATGGACCCCATAAGTCTTTTGATGTGATTAAAGAATCTGTATTTTTTGCTGAACGATCTCATGCTGGTACGGTGTTCGTCTTTGATGATTATCCTAAGTATGATATGGATACAATTTTAAAAATAATTGTAAATGAATATGGTTTTATGTTACTAAAACAAGGTAAAAATAAAATAGCACTTAAAAGAAATTAATGGAATTAGACTATCAATTAATAAAAAGACTAGTTGATAAGAGAATAGATTCTCTTAAAGATACTCTTGTGTACTCTGTTGACAAATTAGAGCAACTTCATTATATTAGAGGACAAATCAAAGGCCTAGAGTCTTTGCTTCAGGATCTTAATGACCTGCAGAAAAAACAGGAGCAACTAAATGACAAAGAACTTAGAGACTTCAAAGGAAGTACCTAAAAAAACAGAAGCATTACTTAATGCTTACAAATCACGAGACGAAATAGAAAATACCGTATTAGATGCAAAGAATGTAGAGAAGGATAAAAATCTTCTTGACAGGCTTCCATCTCCTACAGGTTATCGTATTTTAGTTTTACCATATGCTGGTCCTAAAAAAACTAAAGGCGGTCTATATCTTGCTGATACAACTCAAGAAACAATACAGATGACAACCGTATGTGCATACGTATTGAAGATGGGGGATCTATGCTACAAAGACAAAGAAAAATTTCCTAACGGACCTTGGTGTCAAAAAGGAGATTGGGTTATCTTTGGAAGGTACGCTGGATCTAGATTTAAAATAGAAGGCGGAGAAGTTCGTATTCTAAACGATGACGAGATAATCGCTAAGATTAACAATCCGGAGGATATCTTGCACGCATACTAAACATACGCAATTAAAACAGGAGCTACTATGGAACTAGAAGAAACTAAAAAATCACCACAGGTGGAATTAGACACTGACGGTGTAAACGAACAATCAGTAGAAGTTGAAGAACAAAAAACAGAATCTACTGAACCTCAATTACCTAACGAAGAAGTTGATTTAGGTTACACAGAACCTAAAAAAGAAGGTATTGAAGGAATCACAGTTGAACAAACAGAAGAATCTAAATCAGAATTAAAGGTTGATGATTTATCTGATGTCTCAGAAAAAGTAAAACGAAGAATTGATAAGTTAACTTTTAAAGTTAGAGAAGCTGAAAGAAGAGAAAAAGCTGCTATCGATTATGCACAAAGCATTAAAAAAGAATTAGATAACACTAATACTAGATTCTCTAAAACAAGCAAAAGTTATATTGAACAATTTTCAGCAAGAGTATCTGCTGAACAGGAGAAAGCTAAAGCTGTATTGAGAGATGCTATTGCTGAACAAGATGCAGATAAAATAGCTGAAGCTAACTCAAGAATTGCTCAATTAGCTGTTGAAGCTGAAAAAGTTAAAATAACTGCTGCAGAAGAGGAAGCTAAAGAAGAAAAAGCAAAATCTCAAGCAGCTGAACAAACTCAACAACCTCAAAATCCTACTTACGCACAACCTTCTAGCAAAGCAAAAAGCTGGGCTGAGAAGAATGAATGGTTTGGTTCAGATAGAATCATGACGAGTGCAGCGTTTCAAGCTCACCAAGATCTTGTCGAGCAGGGGTTTGACGCAGAGAGTGATGAGTATTATAATGAAATTGATAAAGTTATGAAGGAAAACTTTCCTCATAAATTTAGTCAACCACAGGAGCAAAAGAAACCCGTCCAGACTGTTGCTTCTGCACAAAGAAACCAAAGCGGACGCCGATCAGTGAAACTCACCAAGTCACAAATAGTTATCGCTAAAAAACTAGGGGTGCCACTAGAGGAATACGCAAAATACGTGAAGGAGAATGCAAATGGATAATATAAAAAGAACCTCACGCGAGTCAGAAACTAGAAATACTGAAAAGAAACCTAGTGCCTGGGCTCCACCATCCAGTTTGGATGCACCACCTGCACCACAGGGTTATGCCCATCGTTGGATAAGAACGAGTGTGGCTGGATTTGAGGATACAGCTAATGTAACTAAAAAATTCAGAGAAGGTTGGGAATTTGTAAGAGCAGAGGAGATTAAAAACTCAGCTGATATTCACAAATATCCGACAATTTCGCAGGGACAATATGCAGGATGTATTGGAATTGGAGGCCTTGTGTTGGCAAGGATACCTGAAGAGATATTAAAAAGCCGTGCCGAGTATTTCAATAGAATTACTCAAGATCAAATGACCGCGGTTGATAATGATCTAATGAAGGAACAACGACCTGAAATGCCGATCAATATTGATAGGCAAAGTAGAGTTACCTTTGGTGGTAGAAATAAAAACTAATTTTTTAGTAATAACTACCTACGATCGGAACTCTTAATTGTAATAAATGTTTAAATAGGAGAAAAAACATATGGCAAACGTAGCGGAACAGTTCGGTCTTAGACCGTACAGAAAACTAGACGGTACACCACTTGTTGGAGCTCAAAACAGATATACAGTTAAGGCCGGAGACACTACTGCAATTTACCAAGGAGATTTGGTTGTACCAACTTCTAACGGTAATATTGAAAAGTATGACCCTTCTGGAGCACCTGAAACTGCTGTTATTGGAGTATTCAACGGGGTGTTCTATAACGACCCAACAACTCAGAAGCCTACTTACAAAAACTACTACCCTGGTTCAGTTACACCAACTGAAGGCAATATCACTGCTTTCGTTGTTGACGATCCAGATGCAGTATTTTTGGCAGACTCAAGTGGGATATTTGCAAGAAGTGGCTTGTTTAAAAACTACGGTATAACAAATACTACTGGAGTTACACAAACAGGTATTTCGAAAGCGCAATTAGATCAAGGAACTTCTGGAACTGCAACTACTTTCGTAGTTCAAGCGATTGATATTTCGCAAGATCCAGATAACTCTGACACTACAGCGACTAACGGAAACATTCTTGTTAGAATCAACAATCACTTCTTTAGAAGTGGTACAGGTATAGCGTAATAAAGGAGATAAACTATGGCAATATCACGATCACAACTAGTTAAAGAACTAGAGCCGGGTTTGAATGCTTTATTCGGCCTGGAATATAACAGATACGAAAATCAGCACGCGGAAATTTTCCCAGCTGAAACATCTGACAGAGCTTTTGAAGAAGAAGTAATGTTAAGTGGTTTCGCTTCTGCACCAGTTAAACAAGAAGGTGCTGGAGTAGTGTTTGATCAAGCAACTGAAACTTTCACTGCTAGATACTCACACGAAACTATCGCATTAGCATTCTCAATTACTGAAGAAGCTATTGAAGATAATCTGTATGATAGATTAGCTGCAAGATACACAAGAGCTCTTGCAAGATCTATGTCTAACACTAAACAAGTTAAAGCTGCATCAGTGCTTAACAACGCTCAAAGAGCTACTGGTTTCAATGGCGGTGACGGTGTTCCATTAATTGCGAACAATCACCCACTTGCAACTGGTGGAACTTTCTCGAACGTTTTAGCAACTGCTGCTGACCTTAACGAAACATCTTTAGAGCAATCGTTAATCGATATCTCTGGTTTCGTTGATGAAAGAGGCTTAAAAATAGCTCTTATGGGCAGAAAAATGATAATTCCAAAAGAATTACAATTTACTGCTGAAAGACTAATGAAGTCTCCTCAAAGAGTTGGCACAGCTGATAACGACATCAATGCTATCGCAAACATGGGAATGATTCCTGAAGGTTACAGAGTTAATAACTTCTTAACTGACACTGATTCATACTTCATCTTGACTGATGCTCCAAACGGTTTTAAACACTTCATTAGAAGTCCAATTAAAACTGCTATGGAAGGTGATTTCGATACAGGAAATGTTAGATTTAAAGCTAGAGAAAGATACTCTTTTGGATTCTCTGATCCAAGATGTGTATTTGGTAACGGAAACTTACCAACATAATAGCTTTAATACTTAATTGTATTATTGAAAAGGGGCGGAGTTTACTCTGCCCCTTTTTTTATGTATAATTAAAACACCTAGAACAATTAATTTGTTGTGTAGACTGACTAGGCAGACGGTATAGAGACTACATAACGAACGCTATACAAAGGAGACTATTATGGCAAACACTACATTTACAGGACCAGTCCGATCGGAAAATGGTTTTTTAGGAGTAACTAAAAACTCATCTACTGGTGCCCTTACAACTAACTTTTCTGTAGATTCTACAGGATTTGTTTCAGCAACTGCTAACACAAATGCTACAGCAGGAGCAGGTATATCTGCAACTGGAGTTTATGCAACTTCATTAGAAAAAGTTGGATCAATTATTAAAACAACTATTATGATTGATTTAACAGGTATAACTTCATCTGGAACTACAAATGATATTATCGGAGTCGATAACTCAAGTCCAGCTTATTTTGCTGCACTTACAGCGGCAAACAACGGAACTTTGTTTTCTGCAAGGCTATTAACTTTAGAAACTCCAGCAACAGGAGATACTGATATTGATATTTATCAAGCAGATGAAGCAACAGGTGTTTACTCAACTGCAATCAGTACTTTAACTGCATCATCTTTATTAAATTCTGGTGGTGTAGCTGCAGGGGACATCGACATAATTACTTTACCAACTGTTGGTAAATATTTATATTTCGTTCAAGCAGGAAGTACTACAGGAACATATACTGCAGGTAAATTCTTACTTGAAGTTTACGGTTATTCTGCGTAGTAATCAATAATTAATCGTGGCTCCTTCGGGAGCCACAACTAAGGAGAACACATGGCAGCTAAAAGTGATATACAAGCGACTAGATCTGCAGCAGCTGCAGGAGCTACAGCTATAATTCCTAATCCAATTAGATTAAAAGGAATTATAATTGCCTCTAGCGGTGGTGGGGATGGTTTGTTAGAATTAACGACAACCTCTAATGCTGGTGATACTTTGTTTGTTGGTGATGTGCCTAGTGGAGATGTAGTTAATTTTTCATTTCCAGAGGATGGTATTTTATTTCCTCAAGGTATTTATTGTAAAACAAAACAAAATATTACTGCTTATACTTTATTAACAGATAAATATTCAGGACCTAATCTTACTGGTCAAAACGGATAGTTATTATGGATTACTATGCTGATCTAGGTTTAGAAATAGACAGCTTTGCAAAAGGTGGTATGCCTGCGCGAAATAAAAAAAATTATCGTTCTACTAAAAGTGGAGCGGGAATGACTCGTGCAGGTGTGGCAGCTTATCGAAGAATGAATCCTGGATCTAAACTTAAAACAGCAGTAACAGGTAAAGTTAAAAAAGGAAGTAAAGCAGCAAAAAGAAGAAAATCTTATTGTGCAAGATCTGCAGGACAAATGAGAATGCATAATGTAAATTGTAGCAAAACTCCAGATAAAAGAATTTGCGCTGCAAGGAGAAGGTGGAAATGTTAAATGGCCTATCTCAATGCAAACATACCACCGATCTATTGTAAGATCAGAAAGGAGTATCTTTATGACCTTAAAGAACATCATGGAGAAAGCGAAGACTGTGTTATCTTTGGTCTCACATCAATATCAGGGCTTGCAATTTTATTTAACATCATGCTTCCTAATGGTGCGTGCTATTGGCGTTTGCCTATCTCAGCGTTTTTCCAAAAATCGTATGACCGAGCCGATGTGCCGGATATGCAGACGCACGAATTGGAATTGTGGAATTGTTTTAGTTATTGGCCTAGCGTGCATTGCTTTGATTGGTTGGATGGTATAAACGGTAAATATTTAGGACTAGATAAAAAATTTTATCATGGCAAATATTTATTCACAGTTGATTGGGCTCATCCAGAGACTAATATTTTGGATACCGAACATTCTGAAATTCCTCAAGAACATAAGTGTGCACATATATTGGAACTTACTAACGGCAATTTTGCTGCTCAGCCTAACAATCGCATTCTGTGGCATGTTAATAGCTACACTACTGATAACAGCTGGCCTGACTATAAAGTACAAACTACATACTGGGATGCAGAAGATACTAGCATGGTTACAGAAGATAGTGATAAAATGTTCTACCAAATGGAAGAAAAAATAGAGGAGTAGTTATGAGAGATAGTAAAACAATTGAATCTTTTTTAAAACAAAAAGATAAAACAGAAAAAGAAAAAATATTATTCAAAAATTTAAAAAAAGAAGTTGAGACAGGTGCAAACGGAACACAAAAGTATGTAATTAAAGAAGGTGTAAATAAAGGTAAAGTTGCAAGCACATGATAGATAAATGGTTGTATACTTTTTTTGCTAGTATTGATAAGTTTTTTTCTTTTATAGAAACTTATACTGTCAAGTTTACATCTTGGTTATGGCACTTTAGAATAAAACTTCTAAGAAAAAAAAGAGGTAGAAAATGAAATATCTAAAAAAGTTATGGAAAAAATACGTCGAGTGGTTATTTAAGGATTTTGATAATGAAAAATTGTAAACAGTGTGAAAAAGAGTTTCAACCAAAAGATGAATTAGATCAATTTTGTAGTCAGGATTGTAAAGAGGAGGCCTTAGCTGAATTAGATTCTGGTTCAGATGAGTGCCTTTCATGTCAATAAAGAAACCACTCACTATCTCTGAGGAGGCTTCCGTGCAGATGCCTATGAAGACGGTTGCCAGTTTGATCGGTCTTGTCGCAATCGGCACCTGGGCTTATTTTGGTTTGATTGAAACACAAAACCAACATCATACTCGATTACAATTAATGGAAGCAGATGTTGAAGATAACACAGAGTTTAGAATAAAATGGCCAAGAGGTTTAATGGGTTCGTTGCCCGCTGATTCTGAGCAGTTCATGCTTATCGAAGATCTATATAAACAAGTAGAAAAAATGCAACAGACTCAAGAGATGAATATGACTAATAAAGTTAATATAGAATTCTTAATGAAACAATTAGATAAAGCTCAAAAAGATATAGAAAAATTAAAAGACAAACAACGGGAGTTTGCTAATGGAAACGGTCATTAGTAGTGTTGTTGCTCTTTGTATGTTTATAGCAGGAGAGCTTAAAGAACATAGAATAAAAGAATCTATGTCAGATTGTTTGAAGGGAAAACGCCTGGCGGAACGTGATGTAAATGTTAATATTCAGTACATGTGCGGGACTGTAGATGCAGAGCTTGAAAAAAATATAGATGGCAGTATAAGTATAAAAAGAATTATAAAACCAAAATAATGAAAGATGCAAAAGTATTTCCAATTTTTTCTAAGCCTATCTATTTAAATAGTATAGATTATGAAATTAGTAAAATATATCCTGAATTAGAGAAAATTAAATGGAAATATATAGAGGTTGATTCAAACGAACAATTTTCGTACTCGTCTTTAGATAAAAAAATTTTAGATAAAAAACCGTATGAAGAAATAAGAAAACATGTTGAGGAACATTTTAATAATTATGTTTCTAATATATTAGAATGGGATCAAGAATTTAAAATAACAACATCGTGGTTAACTAAAACACTTAATAACCAGAGAGCAAATTATCATAATCATAATAATTGTATGTACAGTGGAGTTTTATATTTAAAAACACCAAAAGAAAAAGCAAAAATAACTTTTGTAAATTATGAAACTAAAAGATTTTTATTAATTCCTAAAAAGTACAATATGTTAAACAACTGCGAATTTTTAATTGATACGTTGCCTGGAGACATAGTAATATTTCCTTCAGAAGTTTTTCATAAGATAAATATAAATAAGTCTCATGAAGAAAGAATATCATTGGCATTTAATTTTATACCTGTTGGAAAAATAGGAAGACCTACGGCAGATAGCTATTGTGAAATACAACCTTTATAGTAAAATATTAAATAAAAAAAAATGAATCTTAGTAGAAATTTTACTCTTTTAGAACTCATCAAATCTGATACTGCTGTCAGAAAAGGAATTAATAATAATCCTAATGCAGGTCAAATAGAAAAACTAAAAGCGTTGTGCGAAAATATTCTTCAACCCGTTCGAGACCACTTCGGTAGAGTTAAAGTGACTAGCGGATTTCGTAGTGTTGAATTATGTCTTGCTATAGGTAGTTCAGCTAACTCACAGCATGCTAAAGCTGAAGCCGCAGATTTCGAATGCGTAGGTGTAGATAATGCAGAAGTTGCAGATTGGATTAAAAAAAATCTTGAAACAGATCAATTGATTTTGGAGTATTATACTCCTGGTGAGCCAAACTCAGGATGGATTCATTGCAGTTGGGTACCCGAAAATAGAAGAGAACAATTTATGTTAGCCTATAAATCAGAAGGTAAAACAAAATATAAACCAATAATAGGAAAAGCTAAAGATTTGGTTTTATAATAATGATTAAAAAATTTGAAATAATTAATTTTATTCTAAAAGATCAATTTAATAGTCATTCAAAATTAAAGACACATTTAACAGATTTAATTTTAAACTCTAAGGATAAAGGTTGGCATAATAATAAAGGTAATTTTAATGACAAAATTTTTAAATTAGATTGGCCTTTGGCAGATAATACAGAAAGACCTTGGATAAAATATTTAATTAATGATTTGTATAGCCAATTAAGTAAATTTTCTGATTCTTTAGGTTACACTGATATTATAATCAATAAAATTTGGTATCAAGTATATAAAAAAAATAATACACATAACTGGCACATACATCATGATAATTTTTCAGGAGTTTATTATTTAAAATTACCTGAAGATGACATAAGTAACTATACTGAGTTTTTAAGTCCAAACAATTTTGATGTATCTTTTAGAATAAAAGTAAAAGAAGGTGATATTATATTTTTTCCTTCACATTTAATTCACAGAGCACCAGCTTTACAAAAAGAAGAAACAAAAATTATAATATCTTGGAATTTGAATGTTTCCTCAGTAAAAAAAGAAATAACCTCAAATAAAAACCAAACATTAATTTTAGAATAAGGAGATTTAAGTCTAGATTAATTAAACAAAAAAAGGTAAAATATTATATGCCAATAGGAAGATCACAAATAACAAAACAAGTAGAAGGTCAATTAAGTGGCGAAAAAAAAGAAAAAGATAAAAAGAAGAAGCTTCAAGCTAAGAAACCTAATCGCAAAAACGCTCTTTCAAGGACATTTACTGTTTAAGCCAAAAGTGGTACAATCAAAGAAGTTGTACAACCGCAAAAAGGATAAGTATAAAACTTACAATGCGGCCGCTAAAATGGAGGAATAATGGCAAAAAAAATGAAAAAAGGAAAAGGTCCTTGTTGGGAAGGTTATGAAATGGTTGGAACTAAGATGAAGAATGGTAAAAAAGTACCTAACTGTGTTCCAATGAAAAAAAGAAGTTCAGGATCTCCTAAAATGGGTGAATACATTGGTTCTCATATTAAATCAGAAGTTGGAGAACAAATGGTTTCTAATAAATCTTACGAGGATTATTATAAAGATATTTTATAATGGATTACGCAGCTAAATATTACAAGAATGCAAGTCCAGCTAATAAAAAGAAGTTTAATTCATTAGTTAGCGATTTAAGAATTGATATGTCTTTAGAATCTGCTGTTAGTGAAGGATTAAGACAAATGCAACAACAAACTAAAAGCACAGCTGGTGGAGGTATTTCTAAAAACTCTACAGGTGGTTTTATAAACATGAAAGATTATTATAAAGGAATGTTATAATGGCTAGCTCAGGAACTACATCATTTAATTTAAATATAGATGAAATTATAGATGAAGCATATGAAAGATGTGGTTTATCTACAGACTCAGGTTATGATTTAAAAAGAGCTAGAAGAAATTTAAATTTATTGTTATCTGAATGGGGTAACAGAGGATTACATTTATGGAAGGTAAAAAATTATGAACAAGTATTAACATCAGGAACAGAACAATACGCAACTCCAAGTGATTGTAGTGATGTATTAGAAGCTTACATATCTACAGGAGCTGGCACGGGGCCGTCGATAACGGATGTATCTTTAACTAAAACAGATAGATCTAACTATGCAGCTTTACCAAATAAAGGTGCCACAGGACAACCGTCACAGTATTATGTAGATAGACAAATTAATCCACAAATATATTTGTATCAAACACCTGATGCATCTACTTACACTTATTTAAAATATTATTATATTGCTAGAATTGAAGATGCTGGAGGATATACAAATACTCCTGATGCACCTTATAGATTTTTACCTTGTATGGTAGCAGGTCTAGCTTATTATCTATCGTTTTTAAAAGCTGCAGATAGAACACAAATGTTAAAATTAGCTTATGAAGATGAAATGAAAAGAGCTTTAGATGAAGATGGTTCTAGAACTTCTTTATATATTTCACCACAAACTTACTTTGGAGATGGAGTATAATGGCATACGCAACAGGTAAAAAATCACATGCAATATCTGATCGTTCTGGAATGGCTTTTCCATATCAAGAAATGGTTAGAGAATGGACAGGTGCATTAGTACATATATCTGAATTTGAGCCTAAACATCCACAAATAAGAAGAAAAACAGTTAAGGCAGATGCGATTGCATTAAGAAATGCAAGACCTCAAGATTTTACTTTTAACTCTGGAGGATCTAGATTTACTACAACTGATTTATCCTTACCTGGAGAATTTGCTTTTGATTCTTCTGGAATGCAGCCTGATAATGGTGCAGAACAAAATAGAAAAAGACAACTTATTTCAATAGTTGGTAAAACAACAGTGGAGATATCATAATGGCTATTACACATGCAGATTTTTTAACACAGGTTAGAGATTATACAGAAGTAGATTCTAATGTATTAACTGATTCTATTATTGATAAATTTATTAGAGCTACAGAACTTAATGTAGCAGGTCAAGTAGACTATGATGATTTAAGAAAATATTCTACATCTACTTTTACATCTGGAAATAGATATGTCAGTTTACCTGCTGATTGTATGATTATTAGATCAGTACAAATGATAAATGGTTCTGATAGAACTTTTTTAGAACGAAGAGATACAAGTTTTATATCTGAATATAACAGTGGAGGCACTACAGGTGAGCCTAAGTTTTATGCTAATTGGGATGATTTTAATATATTAGTAGCACCTACACCAGATTCAGCTTACACTATTCAAATCAACTTCATTAAAGATCCACCACATTTCGATAGTTCAACAAATACATATTTGTCAACTTATCAAGAGACAATGTTATTACATGGTGTCTTAACTGAAGCTTTTTCTTATCTTAAAGGTCCTCAAGATCTTTACACACTTTATAAAAGCAAGTATGATGAAGAAGTACAAGCTTTTGCTCTACAACAAATGGGTAGAAGAAGACGAGGAGAATATGATAGTGGTGTGCCTAGAATAAAGGTTCCATCACCATCACCATAAAATTAAAGGAGAATAATTATGGCTATTACAACTAATGCAATTTGCAATTCATTCAAAAAACAATTGATGGGTGGTGAGCATGATTTCGATAGTGGTGGAGATACATTTAATTTAGCAATGTATACTTCTGCTGCAGCTATCGGTGCATCAACTACTAACTATTCATCAACTTCTGAAGTATCTTCACCGGCAGGTTACACTGCAGGTGGTAAAGCTTTAGTTAACCAAGGTGTTAAGGTATCATCTGGTGTCGCTATTACTAGCTTCGCTAACTTATCTTTTACTGGTGTTACACTAACAGCAAGAGGTGCTTTAATTTACAATACAACTACTGACGGTGGTACAGGTACTACTGAAGCGGTTGCTGTATTAGATTTCGGTGGAGACAAGACTGCAACATCTGGAACATTTACAATCCAGTTCCCTGCATTCACAACTTCTGCTGCGATTTTAAGAATTGCTTAATTAAAGGAAATAAAATGATATGGCCACTGGATGGGGTAATAAAACATGGGGAGCATCAGATTGGGGAGACCTATCTGACGAAACCGTCTCAGTCAGTGGCGTATCATTAACCACATCTACAGAGCAATCAACAACTCAAGCTAACGCAAATGTTGATGTAACAGGATCACAACTCACATTTACTAATGCAGGAGCTGTTTCAGGTGCGTCAGCAGATGTATCAGTTACAGGTATTCAAGCAAATCTTTCTATGGGAGAGGAAGATATTGCAAGAGGTATTCAACAAGATGTAACTGGCTCACAATTAACTACAACACCAGGTGCTGTCACTATTGATGATCAGTTTTTAATTGGTGCAGGATGGGGAAGAGATTCTTGGGGATCAATGGTATGGGGAGATGCTTATTCTGCTCAAACAGGATCCGTGTCAGCTACAATATCTGTAGGTGCAGTTGCTGAAATTACGGCAGGTGCTAGCGCAAGTCCAACTGGACAAGAGTTAACAGCTACTCCAGGTCAAATCACAATGACTGGAGATGCCAATATTGACGTTACAGGAATACAAGCAACCTTATCTGTAGGAGAGGTACAAGCACTATCTGTTGTTGGTAGTGAAATGACTATCTCTATTAGACCTGTAGATATTGAGGCAGGGGGTAATGTAACTGTAAATGTTATTGATGATAATTTAGATACAGAAATTGGACAAGTAACATTTGATATAGGAGTTACAGTATCCGTTACTGGATTAGAGCTTACTTCATCCATTGGTGATGAAACAGTCACAGGTACTGCAAATGTAGATATAACAGGACAAGAGCTTACAAGTTCTATTGGAAATGAAACAGTTGTAGCTGATGGAAATGTGTCTGTTACAGGTATTGAATTAACAAGCTCTATTGGAGAAGAGACAGTTACTGCAGACGCGAATGTAACAATAACAGGTATTGAATTAACAAGCTCTATAGGACAGGTAGAGCAAAACACTATATATGACGTAACAGGCATTGAAATGACCTTATTCTTAGGTGAAGAAGGTATTGTTGCTAACGCAGATGTTGATGTTACAGGCATAGAATTGACTAGTTCAATAGGAAGTACTAATATCACAGCATGGCAAGAGATTGATCCTGGCGTAAGTAATGTATGGACAGAGGTTGATTTAGCTGCATGATTAAGGTAAAATTATAATTATTTAGGAGACAAAATTTATGGCATCTAGTTATTCAACAGATCTAAAACTCGAATTAATGCAAACTGGCGAAAACGCTGGTACATGGGGTGAAAATACAAATAATAACTTAAACTTAATTCAACAAGCAATTGCAGGTTTTGAATCAGTAGCACTTTCTGATGGTGGAACTGTTGCTCTTGCAATGACAGATAAAGCTATCTCAAATGCAAGAAACATGGTTTTAAAGTTTACTGGAACTTTAACAACTGCATCAACTGTAACTATTCCAGACTCAATTGAAAAATTTTATATCTTTGATTTATCTGCTGTAACAGGTGTAACAAATTTAACAATTAAAACTGTAAGTGGAACTGGTTTTACTGCAGGTGAAGCTGCAATCGTTGCTGCTTATTCTGATGGAACAAATTTAAACGAGATTGCATTAAACACTTTGGGTGGAACAATTGCTACAGCACAAATTGATGATGCTGCAATTTCTACTGCAAAACTTTCTGACAATGCGGTGACTACTGCAAAAATTTCAAACTTAAATGTTACAGAAGCAAAACTTGCTGCATCAGCAGTTACTGCTGATAAAATTGCTCAATCTACAATTACACAAGCAAAACTTGCTACTGACTCAGTTGGTCCAGATCAATTAATTTCAACTGGCGTTACTGCTGCAGAATATACTTCAGCTACAATTACTGTAGATGCTGATGGAAGAATTACTGCTGCATCAAGTGGGGCATCAGGTGCTCAAGACGTTGTTAGATCTCATGCTTTTAATGGTGGTGCTACAGGAACATACACAGCTAACCCAGCCGCAAACAATGCGTCAGCTTTTATAAAAGGCGGTGGCGGTGGAGGATCTGGTGGTGGAAACCCTAATAATCAGGCTAGTGGTGGTGCTGGCGGTGATGGAGGATTTGGTTTTTATTTTGCTCCAATTACAGGCGGTACAGGTTATCCATACTCAGTAGGAAATGGTGGAGGCAAAGGTAATGGTTTTGATGCTGGATCTCCAGGAGGGGCTACAAATGTTACAAGTATTGGAACTGCTAATGGTGGAAACGGTGGTGTTTTAAGTCAACCCGGTAATCCAGGAAGTTCTCCAGGAGCTCAAACCGGTTTAACGGGTTCAGAAACTATTTACTATAACAAAGGAACAGGTGGTGCCGGAGCCGCAAGAGCTACTAATAATTCAACTCCTGGCACTCCAGGATTTTTCTTACTTTATGACAACTCAGGAACATAATTATGGCAAAGTTTGTTTTAAAAAATACAGATAATCATTATATAAGAATTTGTGAAGATATAGAATCCAGAGATTTTTGGATAAATAATTTTGTCGATATTTCTTCTTATGAAGAAATTTCAGATGCAGATTATTCTTTACTTCAATCAGGAAATAAAGTTTTTACTTCACGCCAGCCTTTAAATATTTCCTTGATTGATAACCAGGGAGTTCAAGATTCTTTTAGTGTAGAGGATATAAGATCAGAACTGAATAAGCTTATAAAAAATCTCGAAACAGCAATTCAATTTGCAACAAATCCTCCTGCGATTTGGACTACTAATTTAAATACTTTAAAAGCTATTAATATAGATTCTTTGACCTATCCTATCACAGGTTATAATTGGGTTGATTGTTTAATAAAAAATGATATACAGGTTCCGTCTTCGATGGAACTCTAATGAATGAAAGAATAATTACTTTTGCAGCTCATCCAAATATTGTAAAAGACAAATCCATTCATCCAGAACCTGCAATACTTAATATACCACAGTGGTACAAAGATGTACCAAATCCTGATATCCATACAGAACGTACTATCAAAGCTTGTAAACCTTTTTTAGATAGTCTTACTGCGGGCTATATTTTAAAAAATCCTATTGACCAAAAAATTAATTTTAACGTAAAAGGTCCAGACGACAAGTTAAATGCTTGGTTGGAGTATGCAAACTCTATGGGTTTTTTTAGAGATAAAAAACAATATATAGGTGTAAACATGGGTACACATGGAGAAGTACATAATATAGATCAAGTAGGAGGAAAAAAATGCCCCTTTGTCAAAGAAAATAAAAATTTTCCTATATTTAAGATTTTAAATCCTTGGACTATCCTTGTTCCAAAAGGTTATTCAGTTTTTTATATGCAACCTATTAATAGAGCTGAAAAAAGATTTGAAATTTTTTCAGGAATTGTAGACGGGCCTTGTGCTTTACCTACAAATTTTCCCTGTGTAATTAAAAAAGAAGGTACTTGGGTTTTAGAAAAAGGAACTCCTATTGCTAGTGTCTTTCCGTTTAAAAAAGAAAGTTGGAAAATGAAAATTGAAGAATGGGACGAAAAAAAAATGGATTCTATTCTTTTTCAAATGACTACTTTTTTAATGAAGTGGTATGAAAAAACTCTTTGGAATAAACAAAAATGGAGATAAAAAATTTTATTGGAGTTTATAATTTTTTTACTCCAGAACATGTTTCAGCTTTTTTAAAAACGTTTGGTAATATAGAAGAGTTTGAAGAAGCATCTATTATATCAAATGATGGATCTTCTAAAATTAATAAAAATATCAGAGATGTAAAAAATTATGGTCTGTCAAAGTTTAAGGGAATTACTGAAGCACATTGGTTTAATTTAATTTGTGCAGGTTTAGTAAATACTTCTGAAAAATATTTTAATGAAAGAGAAATAGATTATCGAATATCAGTAATTGAAGGTATAACTTTATTAAAATATAATAAGGGTGGTTTTTATAAAACACATAATGATAGTGGTCTTAAAACTCATAGAGAACTTTCTGCTATTATTTTTTTAAATAATGATTATGAAGGAGGTTATTTACAGTTTTTTGAACCTAATCAAAAAAATTTAATTTTAGAAATAAAACCACAACCTGGAAAAATTGTTTTATGGCCAAGTAACTTTTTATACCCACATCAAGCAACACCAGTAATTGAAGGAACAAGATTTACTATTGTATCATGGATGATTTAAATAAATATATTTATATTAAAAATATACTTTCTAATGATGAAAGAGAACTATTATTTAATTATGCAAAATTATATAACCTTAGCAATCAAACTACTTTTTGCCAACAAACACCTTTAAATGAAACGATTAGATACGGAGATCCTGTTACGGATTCTTTGTTGGAGTCTAAAAAACAAATATTTGAAAAAGCAAGTAACTTTGAATTAATTGAAACTTACAGTTTTTGGAGATTGTATAAAAAATTTTCTAGTTTAAAAAAACACACAGACAGACCTTCTTGTGAAGTAACTATTAGTGTAAATGTTAAGGCAGATAATGAGTGGCCTCTTTTCATAGATGGAGAAAAAATAATAATTAAACCAGGAGATGGTGTTTTGTATTTTGGTGGAAAGTTAGAACATTGGAGAGAAGAATATAATGGAGATTATTCTTTTCAAATTTTTTTTCATTATGTTTTAAAAAATGGTGAATTTAAAAATCTTAAATGGGATGGTAGACAAACTTTAGGGATACCTAAAAATTGATATGAAATTTATTTGGGAAGAAGATAATTGTAAAATTGTATTTACTAAAGAAGAAGCAAAGTTAATAAACGACAAAGGTAAGGTCACAATTAATTATGATGATGGAAGACATTTTGTTAATGGTCTTGCTAGAATTGTAGCTGAAATACACCAAAAATATTTAAAACTTGACCCTAAATTTCAAGACAAAATCTCATTTGATGATTCAGAAGTAAAACTTAAATAAATATATATAATAGATTTAATAATTCTAACGTGGTATAATTCGATATGCCTTTAACAAACGTACAAATAGCGCCAGGATTTAACAAACAAGTAACTGCAACAGGAGCTGAGGGACAGTGGACTGATGGGGATTTTGTTAGATTTAGATATGGACTTCCAGAAAAAATAGGGGGTTGGCAACAAATTAACGGAGATACATTAGTTGGTGCTGTAAGAGAACAGCTTGTTTGGGCAGATTTAGACGGTAGAAGATACGCTGCTCTTGGAACAAATAGAATATTAGCAATTTATTATGAAGGAGCCTTTTATGATATTACTCCATTAGATACAGCCATTACTGGAATTACATTTGATACTACAGATACATCGGCTACAGTTACTGTAAACAAAGTAGCCCATGGATTATTTGCAGGAGATTTATTTACATTTACATCAGTTACAACACCTGGCGCAGGATATGTAGCAGCAGACTTTGAAACAAATACTTTTGAAGTAGTGACTGTTCCAACAAATGATACTTTTACAATTACAATGGCAACTGCTGCAACAGCAACTATTTCTGCAGGTGGAGCTGCAACCGTTAATCCATATATTAAACCAGGACCACTTACACAAAGTTATGGTTACGGTTGGGGCACTTCAACATTTGGTGGTGCCTCTGGAGTTATTTCTACTTTAAACGGAGCATTGTTAGATGACACTAACGGAACTGGAGGAACTGGGACTGATATTACACTAAATACAGTTACTGGATTTCCAACATCAGGCACAATTAAAGTTGGAGCAGAATTTATTTCTTATACTGGAGTATCTGGTAATGATTTAACAGGGATTACGAGAGATGTAGCAGGAACACGTTCGGCTCATGCTGATGGAGCATCAGTAGAATTTTATACTGCATGGGGAGAATCATCTACAAGCTCTTCTGTATTACTAGATCCAGCTTCATGGTCACTAGATCATTTTGGACAAAAACTTATTGCAACTGTAAAAAATGGAAAAACTTATTATTGGGATCCACTTCAAGCATCTTCTTCTGCATTACAAACAAGAGCAGCAGTTATAAGTGGAGCTCCAACACGATCAGTAATGTCTATTGTATCTGAAAGAGATAGACATTTAATTATTCTTGGAACTGAAACAACTATAGGTAGTGAATCATCACAAGATAAAATGTTTATTAGATTTTCTGATCAAGAGAGTATTGCTGATTATACTCCTACCTCTACAAATACTGCAGGAACTTTTAGATTAGATTCTGGTGTAAAAATTATAGGAGCGGTAAAAGGTAAAGATTATATCTTAATTCTTACCGACACCTCTGCATATGTCATGCAGTTTGTTGGTCCACCATTTACATTTTCTATTAGACAGGTAGGTTCTAACTGTGGAGCAATCGGACAACATGCAATTAAATATGTTAATGGAGCTGTATGGTGGATGGGTCAAGCAGGTGGATTTTTTGTTTATGATGGTACAGTTAAAAATGTACCTTGTTTGGTAGAAGATTTTGTATTTACAGATAAAGGAAATAATTTAGGAATTAATTACAATGCAGGTGAACAAGTATATGCTGGATTAAATCATTTGTATGAAGAAATATCTTGGTTCTATCCTAAAGCAGGTTCAGTAGAACCAGATAGAGTTGTTACATTTAATTATACAGAACGTACGTGGACAACTGGATCTTTAGCTAGAACTTCTTGGCATGATGCTACATTGTATGATAATCCATATGCAACTAAATTTAATTCTTCAGGCACTCCAACTTTTCCAACTATACAAGGAGTAACTAATGTAAATGGTGCTTCTATTTATTATGAGCATGAAGTTGGTAATAACGAAGTAGATTCTGATGGTAATAAAACAGCAATACTTGCATTTATACAATCAGGTGACTTTGATATAACAGATGGTGAAGTCTTTATGAGTATGAGAAGATTTTTACCTGACTTTAAATTATTAACTGGAAATGCAGAAGTCACAATAAATCTTAGAAATTATTCTACAGATAGTTCTTCATCATCTCCCTTAGGTCCTTTTACAGTCAATTCATCAACAGATAAAGTGGATACTAGAGCAAGAGGTAGAGCAGCTAGTTTAAGAATAGCAAATACTTCTACCGATCAGAATTGGAGATACGGAACTTTTAGAGCTGATATAAAACCTGATGGAAGAAGATAATGGCTAGAATTGATATACAAATACCTGAACCTACACCAGTTTATACTGAAGAAAACCAAAGACAGGTCTCTCAATCTTTACAAACAATGAAAGATAAATTAAACACTTCTTATCAAGAAGAATTAAAACAAGAAGTCGAAAGAGTTTCTTGGTATACAATGAGGTAATATGAGCCAAGGATGTAACAACGTTAATGTTGAACCAACCGTAATCGGTGGTGGAGACGGGTCAAATGCTTATGATGCATTTGGAAGATTAAGAGTTTCTAATCCATTTACTATTTTTGATAGTACAAATGTAATGTCAAAAAATAATCTTTTTGATGAAGACTTAACTGGATCAGGAACGGTTACTTATACCGCAAATAAATCTACGGTTAATTTAAATGTAACTACAGCTAGTGGTGACAAAGTGATTAGACAATCCAAAAGAGTTATGTCTTATCAACCAGGTAAGTCATTATTTATATTTAATACATTTGTCATGAATGCACAAGAATCTGGATTAGAACAACGTGTTGGAAGTTTTGATGCAAACAATGGAATCTTTTTTGAAGACACTGGCACAGGTTATCAAATTGTAAGAAGAAGTTATACATCAGGTTCAAGTGTTGATGATCCAATTGCACAGTCAGCTTGGAATGGTGATAAATTAGATGGTACAGGTGCAAGTGGATATGATTTAAACCCAACTAAAGCAACTATTTTATTTACGGATTATGAATGGTTAGGAATGGGAGCTGTTAGAGTTGGTTTTGTAATAGATGGTAAATTTATTACAGCGCATACTTTTTTAAATGCAAATAATTTAGATACGGTTTATATGCAAACTGCAAACCTACCTATTAGGTATGAAATAGAAACGACAGGAACGATATCTGGTGCAGCGGTATTACAACAAGTATGTTCTTCTTGTATGATTGAAGGTGGCTATTCTCCACAAGGAATTATTCAATCAGTTGGAACTGCTTCATTAGCTGGAGTTACTTTAACAACAGCTGGTACATTTTATAATTTAGGAACCATTAGAATTAAATCAGGAAGACCTTATGCACTTATTATTCCTCAAGGTTTTATAGCTTCTGCTGTAGCTAATTCTGACTTTGAAGTACAGTTAAGACAAAACGCAACTCCTTCAACAGCGTTTTCATATACAAGTTATTCTGATGATGTAGAGTATGATTTAGATGGTACTAAAACCATAACAGGAGGAACGATTATAAATAGAACTTATTTATCGGGTAAAGGAGTTTCTATTGAAAACTTTGGAGATGGTTTTAATTTTGAATATCAACTTGGACAAACAATAGCAGGTGTATCTGACACACTAACTTTATGTGCTAAAGGTGCATCTAATAATGATGGTGTTATTGGTTCATTAAAATGGTACGATACGACAAATGGCTAATATTTATAAAAATGCATTCTATGATCCTAATACTACAGCTGCAGTGACAGTATATACGTCACCGTCTAACTCACGTGCTATTATACAAAACATACAAGTTACAAACGAATCTGGATCTAAAGTATTGAAAGCTAGTATTACAGATAGCTCATCTACATCTACAATACAAATAGCTTATGCATCTATCTCTGGTCCAACTATTTGTAATATAGCTAAAGGGCCAATTATACTTGAAGAGAGTGACACATTAAATATTGAATGTAACACTACCAATTCAGTCTCAGCTGTGGTATCTATTCTTGAAATAAATAGATCAGATCAAAATGGCTAAAGTAAAAATTTTTAACGAATCTTTAATAGTTGATACTTTTCATAATTTAAACATTGATGAGGAAATATATAATATTTTATCTTTAAAAGAAAAAAATAATAAAAATGTTGTAAAATCTAATTTTGGGGGTTTTCAAACTGATTCTATAAATAATAAAAATATTGTTAATAATATTTTAGAAAAATGTGTTACTTTAATAACAAGTAACTACAAACTTAAAAGGAATACAATTTTTTCTTTAAAGAATTTGTGGATAAATAAAAATAAAAAATATAATTTTAATTTACCACACGTACATCCTGATTCACATTTTTCTGGAGTTTATTATTTAGATGTCCCTAAAGAAAATGGAGAAATATTATTTTTTAAAGATGGAGCTAAGACGTTTATTGGTCTTGATGATTTTATTGAATCTCAAGAATTTAATAATAATTATCAAATAAAACCAAAAAAACACATGATTCTTTTATTTCCATCATCCTTATGTCATATGGTAAAACCTCATTTTGAAGACACAGCTAGAATTTCTATTTCTTTTAATATAGGGTTAAATTATGGCTAAACAAAAATTTACACACTTCGTACCTAGACCAAAACCTAAAAAACGTCCAGGACGTCATAAAAAAAGACTTTCAAAAAGTGAAAAAAGAGATTATAAGAAATATAATAAACAAGGGAGATAATTATGAGTGATTTAATTAAAATACCTGCTGAAGCAAAAGAAATAGTTAAAAATAAAAGAACTGGTAAAGTTTATGCAGACAAAGCTGAATTTGATGCGGATGTTTCTGATCCAAATACAGATACTACTGCAGAAGATTTTAGACAAGATCTTGAAATAAAAGTTACTAGAGTTTCAATGGGTGCTAAAACAAAAAAATAAATGAATCCTAGAGGAGCAACTGAAATACAGCATGAGCTGTTAGGAAAACATGTTAGTAAAGAATTATTGGACAAAGTACAGATATGTACCTCAATACCCGGCAAAGTACCGTTAGATCCTAATAAAGTAAATATTCTTTGGCAAAAAAATTCTTGGGATCAACCTAATTTACAAGAATTTTTTGGTAATAAAGAAAGGCATAAGGAATACGATTGGTATGTATTTAACAGTCATTGGAATTATGAAAAGTTTAGATACTTCTTTGATATACCAACTGATAGATCTGTTGTAATTAAAAACGGAACTAATAATTTTCCTACTAGAAGACCTTATCAAAAAGGTAAGCCAATAAAAATATTACACCATAATACACCATGGAGAGGATTGAATGTATTGTTAAGAGCTATGCAAGAAATAAAAAATCCTAACATTACATTAGATGTATATTCATCTACACAAGTTTATGGAGAAGCTTTTAAAAATCAAAACGATGATCAGTTTAAACCTTTATATGAACAAGCAAAACAATTACCAAATGTAAACTATATTGGATATGAAACAAATGAGTATATTTTACAACACATGACCGATTATGATTTATATGTTTATCCAAGCATATTTGAAGAAACATCTTGCGTTTCTGCTCTAGAAGCATTAGCAGCTGGTGTTCATGTTATTACAAATAACTTTGGAGCTTTATATGAGACATGTGCTGAGTGGCCTGTGTACGTTAATTACTCTACAAACTATGAACAAATGGCTAAAGACTTTGCTGCTGCAATTCAAGTAGCGGCTAACTATTTACATGAAGATTTTATACAAGATCATTTAAATGAACAACAAAAATTTTATAAACGTTTTTATAGCTGGAATAAAAAAGGCATGGAATGGACTAGTTTTTTAAAAGGAGCAATAAGTGAAAGAAACAATAAATAAAGATACTTATCAAACTTTAAAGGAACTAAAAGTTTCTCCACAACCTTATAAAAAAAATATTACTCCTTTATGGAAACAGGACACCGGACAACCAGTATTAAAAAAATCTCCTTATTCTATATTTGTTGCAACTCCAGTTCATAGTGAATGTTCTATTCACTATACACAAGCTTTACTAGAATTACAAAAACTTTGTTTTTCTAAAGGAATACAAATAACTTTTCAACTAATGAAATCTTCTTTAGTAACACAAGGGAGAAATCTTTGTGTAGGTAGTTTTTTAGAATCAAACATGACACATATGTTGTTTATTGATTCAGATATTTATTTTAATGCTCAATCAATTATAACAATGCTTGATAAAGATAAGGATGTAATATCTATTCCTTATCCTCTTAAAACTTTAATGTGGGATAAAGCATTTAGAAAGATGCAAGAAGGTAAAATAAAAGAACCTGAAGATATAAGAAAATCATTGCATACTTATCCAATGAAAGTAGAGAATGCACATAACATACAAGTCATAGATGGTGTAATAGAGGTAACACATAGTCCAACTGGATGTATGATGATAAAAAGAAGTGTGTTTGATAAAATGATTAAAGCTTATCCTGACAAACAAATTGTACAAAAAACAGTAATTAATGGGGAGTATGTGGATAGACCACACATGTGGAATTTCTTTGATACTACACATGATCCTGTAACTAAAACATACCTTGGAGAAGACTTTTCTTTTTGTAAATTATGGAAAGATATAGGCGGTAAATGTTATGCCTATATTATGGATCCTATTGTCCATGTTGGAGAACATACCTATGAAGGTAGCTTTTACGACGAGTTGATATTACCTAAGTAAAATGGTAATATTATCCATAATTAAAAGAATAAATTATGGATCCATTTACACTAGCATTAGCCACATTTGGCGTACAAAAACTTAGAGGTAAATCAACTAATAGATCATTAAGAGATGCTCTAGGAATAGGTGCATTAACACAAGGTGCCGGTATGTTAAACGTACCTGGCTTTTCAGCTTTTGGACAAACAGGGCAAGCTTTAGCTGGAAATACTTTAAAGCAACAGTTTATGAATACAGGAGCTGCTAAAGGTGCTGCTTCTTTTATGGGTGGACAAACTTTAAGTCCAGGAGATACTGGAGGAGAAGGTGGAACTAAAGATGCAGGATTCTTACAAAGATTTATACCTAAAACAACTGAAGGTAAAATAGGTTTAGCAGCATTTGGTATACCTTTATTATCAGGATTGTTTGAAGGAGATGAAGGACCACAAACTGCATACTTACCAACTCCTAACAAAGCTTATTCTAAATTTGCTAAATCAGGAGCTCCAGGAAGTCCTACAGGATTTATGGTAAGAGATTATCAAGCAGGTGTAGATACACCTATCGCTAATGCAGATACTTACAGAACTGTTGAAGAAATTTTAGGTGATGAACCTACACAAACATTTAAAGCTGTTGAATATAATCAAGGTGGAATAGTTAGTGTAGCAAAATTTAATGAAGGTGGTCAAGCATTACCTTCTAAACACAGTCACAGCGAACATGACATGAATAACTATGTAAGAGCTCAAGGTTTTGTAAAAGACGGAGCAGGCATGGGTGATGAAGATGAAGACACTATGTTAGCACAATTAGCTGATGGTGAATTTGTATCTAGAGCTGCAGCTGTTAGAGGTGCAGGAATTATTGCTGGTGCTGATATTAATAGTAAAGAAGACCAAAGAAAAAAAGGTGCTGAATTTTTTTACGAACAACAAAAACGTTTTAAAAGAATAATGGATATATTAGATGCAAGCAGAAAAGACAATTAAAGCTAATGTAGATGTGTTATGCATTAAGCCAAAAGAAGTAGATACTTTTTGGCCTTTAGTTGAATTTCTTGTATCAGAAGCTTTAAAGTTTAGTGGTCAGTATGCTGATGCTAAACATATAAAAGAATTAGTAAAAAAGAATGTAATGCATTTATGGATTATGTTCGGAACAGATGAGGATGGAGAAAACAAAGTATTTGGATGTTGTACTAGTAGATTTTTTGATAACCCTAATTTTAAAGAGTTACAAGGTCTTATTTGTACGGGCAAAAAAATGTATTTATGGTCTGACAAACTAGTGAAAACCCTTGAGGAATTTGCTAAAATAAACAACTGTAAAAGAATTACAGCTTTAATGAGACCGGGATATAAAAAAGTTATGGGAAAATATGGTTGGAAAATTAAACATTATGAATTTCAAAAGGAGTTAAACTAAATGAGTATATTTGGAGGAGGCAGTGCTCCAGCTCAACAAGCTTCAGCACCGTCAGTTACTACACAATATTTAAGAGAAGCACCAGGTATTGAAGAAAGAAAACTTGGTTTAATGGACATAGCTGCACAGCTAGGTCAAACTCCTGTAAACATTCCTGCTATGCAAGTTGCAGGTTTAGGTGGTTTAGAACAACAAGGTATTACAGCATCAGGTATAACCGGTGTTGGTCAACCTGCAGTAAGTTCTGCAGTAACAGGTGCACAAACAGCAATGGCTCCAGTTGGTCAAGCAGAAATTAATCAATATTTAAATCCATATCAATCTTATGTAACAGATGAGATTACTAGACAATCACAAATGAGACAAAACCAATTAGCTGCACAAGCAGTTGGTGCTGGAGCATTTGGTGGCGGTAGAGAAGGTGTTAGAGTTGCAGAAGAAGAAAGAGCTAGACTTGCTAACATTGGTCAATCAATGGCAACAGGATTTCAAACTGCATTAGGTGCAGCACAAAGACAACAACAATTAGGATTACAAGGCAGTCAGTTATTAGGTCAGTTAGGTCAGCAACAACAAGGTATGGCTCAACAAGATATTAATCAATTGATGGCAGCTGGTGGATTACAAAGACAACTTGCACAACAAGCATTAGATGCACAAAGACAAACTGAGCTACAAAGAGCATATGAACCTTTCCAAAGAGCAGAGTTTGTTAAAAACATTTATGCTGCAGGCCCTACATCTCAATCTACAATAACACAGAGTAGTATGCCAACGTCCACTGGAAGTCCGTTAGCACAAGCTGCAGGAGCAGGATTAGGAGCTTATGCTACATACTCACTGTTAAATAAAAATCCAACGGCAGCAGCACTAGCAACAAGGTAAGGTCTAATGGATAAAACATTAAACAGACCTCTATTTAGAAAAAGAGCACAAGAAATACATGCAAATGTAAATCCTAAACAAGTGCCTAAATTTTTTGTAGGTGGATTAGCAGCATTAGGATCAGCTGGAATGCAAGCTGCAAGAGCAGCAGCCGCACCTGCTTATAGATATTTAGCACCTAAGATGTCTTCTTTCTTTGCAAGACCTGGAGTACAAACAGGTTTAGTTGGATTAGAAGGTTATGGTATTGGTGTGGGTAGTAGAGAAATGGCAGAAGGAATTAAAGAAGGAGACACAGGTAAATTTATATCAGGAGCAACTTATGCAGTGCCTGGAGCAGCCTTTTTACCAGGTTCAGCTAGAAGAGCAGGTATTACTGCATTAAGAGAAACAGGAGAATACTTAACTCCTAGAATGACAGATCTAGCACAAAAGATTGTTAGAAATCCAGGTAAGACTACACTAGCAGCTATTGGTGCAGGAACAGCATCACCATTATTAAGTCCTGCAGGAACACCTGAAGGTATGACACAAGAAGATTATCTTGCAGATGTACAAGACAGATTAATTTATAGTAAACCTGAATACAAACCAGATCCTAAAAAGAAAGTAACAGAGAATTTAAAAGAATACCGAGAAATGTCTAAGGAGTTTCAATCAAGACCTATTGGTATAAAAAATCCTAAAACTGAAGAAGAACAGTTATTAAATGATCAGTTAAAAACTATTAACAAAATAGATACTACTGCTAAAGAGTTAGGTGTAGATCTAACTAAAGCTAGTGATGACCAATTAAAACAAATAGCAATAGAAACTAATGTAGACGAAACTACAGTAAGACAAATGTTAGGTAAAGGTCAAAAACAAATGGGGCCACAAGAGATGGCGGGTCCTGGAGACACAGGGGGAGAAGGCGGACAAATGCCAATGAATCCTGTACCTAAAATGACAGGTAACGAAGGCCCTGCAGAAATAGCTTATTTAAAAAATAAAAGAACTAAAGATCTTCAAGGTGGAAAAGAAATATCAGGAACACTAGCAGGTCAATTCAAACAATTTAAAGATGAGTTAAATAAAATTACAGGAACTACAAATGAGAACTTAAATAATTTATTAATGATGAGAGCTGCTGGAACTTTATTATCTGGTAAGTCACCACAACAAGGTATGGCAGGTTTCTTAGATGTTGCAGGTCAAGCATTAGGTTCTACTGCAGATGCAATGATTGGTATGAAATTACAACAACAAAAAACAGATATGGATTTAGCACAAGCTTTTTTAAAAATGAAACAAGAAAAAGCTAAAGGTGCAGGAATGCTTACCACTGGAGATAAAACTGTTAGAGTAAGTGATCCAAGTGTACCAGGTGGTTTTAGAAATGTTAGAGTATCTTTAGGTAAAGACAATAAATATTATGAAAGAAAGATAACTCCAGACGGTCAACAATATTTTGAAGAAGCTTTATTTACAGGTACTGACGTAAAAAGAAATGATGATAAACTTAACGCAGCTCTTATGGGTCTAGAAGACAATAGAAGAGGTGGTAAGATGATTGACTTTGTAATTCAAAATGCTGAAAAAGGTGGTACTAAAGCTGCATTAGGATTATTAGCTGAGGACACTCTTGGTACATTTGATTTCTTTGCTGGAGGTAATTTAGGTGCTGATAGTTCTGTTATTGATCAACAAATAGTTGATGCTATGGAAAATAATACTAGTAGAGAGTTTGTAGATATTGAAGGTGGTAAATTAAATTTATTTAATAAAGAAGCCGATAACATGAAACAAAGATTTAATAATGACTTACAAGAAGCTAGAGAAAATGGAGCTAAAGAAGTAGAGAAACAATTGAAGAAAGCAGGTCTTATTGCTAAAAACTACAGACCTACAGAAGAAGACTTAAGAGCTTACACTAAACTAGCACTTATTGAACAGCGTATGAAATACATTGTTGCAAACGCTAACAAATCAGAAGACAGATTAACACAAAAAGATATTGATAACGCTGCTAAACGTACGCAAATTATTAAATACATTACTTCACCTAGAACTATTAGATTAAACTACGAGCAGTTAAGAGAAGAGTTTAATGAAAAAGCTGGTAGTTATCTAAACCAATACAAACTAAATGGTGGGGATGAACAATTTATTCAAGAAAACTTTATGGATATTCCTGGAGTTTCTGCTGCTTATAATCAAAAGAATAAAGAGTTTATGAGACAACAAGCTATTTCAAATCAACAATCTAGAGCAGATATATTATCAACCATACCGATAGGAGGTTAGTAGTGGCAAGTATTAAAGAACTACAATCTGCAATCGATACAAGAAACATCGACACAAGAAAGTTAAATCAAGAGCAACTAACAGCTTTAGATACTGCTTTTAAAACAGGTGAGCTTACTGGATATGAAGGTGTTGAAGATTATCAAAGATTAATTGACTTAGGTGCAATGAGTGTTGCAGGTCAAAAAGAAAAAAGATTAAAACCTTTTGAAACAGCTACGGGATTAGATAGAGGAGATCTTGTATTTGCGGGTGCTGCCTCTGCTTCTATGGTTCCTTATTTTATGAACAGAGATCAAATCATGGATGCTTTTGTTAGAAGTAATTTTAAAGATAGATATGGTGTAGATACAAGATTTGCAACTATGGCTGATATGTATCAAAAAAGATTTACTGTATTAGGAGATGCTGTAAAAAAATTACCACAGATTAGAGGAAGAGCTGGATTACCAGTTAGAATGTTGGGATCTTTAGCAGGTATGGCTGATAACACTGTAGATTTTTTTAAAAAATTAAAAAAATTTGGAGCTACTCCATCATTATCTACTGAAGCACAATCATTATTAATGGGTGCTAGTGGTGCGTTTGGTGGTTCTGCATTATATGATATGGCTAATTTAGGTTCTGATTTTGTAGGAGCTACTTCACAAGACATGGCTAACCTAACTGACAATGATATTAGAAAGTTACCTTTTGAACAAAGACTTTTATACAATGGAATAAACGAAGCATACAATGATTTACTTTGGGCTGGTGGTGCTATGTCTCTTATACCTCTAGTTAGATTTGCAGGTAGAGAAGGATTAAAACAATCATTAGGATTAAACTCAGAACAATCTAAAACAATTGCTAGATCATTTGAAAGAGTGGGTGAAAGACCTACTGTTGCTGCATTGATACCAGGAGAAAACGCTTTTCAAAACTTCTTTAAAAAATTCTTTACAACTATTGGAGTATACCCACTTGTTAGTGGTCCTTTAACTAAATTTAATAGAGACTTTAACAAAAGACTAACTCAAGAGGAATTTTTAAATACTGTAGATCATTTGAATATGGCTCCTGCAAGTAATGTAAGTATTATGAATTATGCAGGAATAAATCAAATGAAAAATGAATGGGCTAAAGTATTAGATACAATTAGCACAGAATATAAAATGGTAAGAAAACATTGGGAAGAAATAGGTAACCCTACTTTTATACCAACTGCCACCGTAAGACAAGAAACACAAAGATTGTTAGATCAAATAAAAACAGAATATCCAGAAAGATATGGTGATTTCATGCAAGCAAGTTCTTATGAAAAAGGAGCAAGAGACTTAACTCCTGCTGACGATTCTTTAATACAATATGTACAATTTTTAAATAATATTACTCAAAACAAAAACTATATTAGAATGAGTGACTGGGCTGGATTATCTAGAATGCAAACAGCTGCCTACGAGGGAACTAGATTTAACAATGTTAAACCACAAATATTAGTTATTAGAAATGCTTTAGAAAAAGATTTAAATAGTATGAATGAAGCTACAGTAAAAACTAATTTAAAAAATGATGTCTTTAAAGATGAGTATCAAGCTATCTTACAGAAAGATGGTCCACAAGCAGCAGAAGATTTTATTGAATCAAATATCAGAGCAGCTAAAGCTGGTTATCAACAACTATTAGAAGCAAACGCATATTATTCAATGGTGTTAAGGCCTTTTAACACTAGTAAGGTTGCTAAACAATTAAAAGCTGCTGATAGTAAATTATTTGCTGATAAAGGTATTGAAATGGTAGGACCTGCGGGAATATATCCAGATCAAGTATTCGATAAAGTTATTAGAAGAGTTTTAGATGGTGGTGGACCTGATGGAGTTAAACAATTAAAACAAATATTAGGTGTTACTAAATCTAGTTACGAAGTTTTAGATTCAGCGGGTAAGGTTAAAAGAACAGTTCAAATTCCTTCTAGCGCAGAATCAAAAGAAATGTATGACAGATATGTTAGACAATGGTTTTGGGATGCATGGAATGAATCTACAGCTAATCCTTTAAGAGACTTTAGAAGTATATCTGCTGAAGCTATTGCTGCACAAGCCGCTAAAAAAGGATTTACTAGAAAGAGAATGTTTCAATTAGATGATACAACTGAACAAAGAGTTAGAGCTAAAACAAAAACTAATGAAACTATTAATCCTCAATCAGTAGATGCAAGAATATTTACTGAAGGAGAAGGTGTAGCAAATTTAAATGAAGGTGTTATTAGAAATCATGATTTTGGTGAATTAGATATAGAAAAATTTGTTAAAAATATTGGTATTGATACTGCTCAAGGGAGAGATAAAATTAGAGAAATTTTTGGTGGTGGAGTTCAAGGAGAAAAAGCATTAACTAGAATACAAGATTTAATTACAATGAAACGATCATTAGATTCAGTGGACTTTACAGATCCGTCTAAGTTCGTACAAAGATCATTAACACTAAGAGCTGGTTCTTCTGGAGGTATTCTTGCAGGAGCTACAAGTGCTGCATTTGGTTTTGGTAATACTTTAAAATTAATTATTGGAAGTAGATTATTTGGTAACATTATTACTAATCCTAAAGTTGCAGAAGATTTAATGGATATGAATCAATATATGAGATTTATGTCTGATGATCCAAATGTATATGCCTTAAAACCACAAATGGTACCAAGAGCATCTAGAACATTTGCTAGATTTATAAATAGTTTGATGGAAGCAGAAGGAGATGACTTTAGAGTTGATCCTGATAATATAGATTTTGAAGAAGTAAGAGATAAAATTAATAGCCTAGACCCTAACATACCTTTACAATCTAGTTACGATTTTGGAACTATGCCTAAGTTTACTAGAGATAGAATATATCCTGAGTATGAAACAGCTAAAAACATGGATCCAGCTACAGCTAGAGCTGGTGAAGAATTTTTACAAGGTTCTAATTTAATGGCATTGAACGAACAACAATTTGAAGAAGTTGCAAACACAGAACCACAATCAACACAACCACAAATGATGATGCCTCCAGGAGGACAAGCAACAGAACCAACTGCAATGGCCACAGGACAAATGCCACAGAACACCCAGATGCAGACAGCACAACAATATGCATCATTATTTCCACAAGATACATTAGGTCAAGCTGTTGCAGCTAGACAATTTAATGAAGGTGGATTAGTAGAAGATGCTTACAGACAAGCTGACGAGGTGCTCAATGGCTAGAAAAACTGCAATGGACAGAATTGAATATCATGAGAAGATCTGTCGAATTATGCAGAAACAAACTTTTGAAAAGATAGAGAAAATGGAAGCTAGAATATTAAGAATAGAAAAATGGATTATAGGTGGTTTAGCAACTATACTTTTAGCTGTACTTTCTCAACATTTTTAGTATAAACAATGAATGAAATTTATAGAAAACGATAATTCGTTTAAGCTAACAGAATTTTCTTTAGTAGAAAAATATCCTTACAAAACATACTCTAGAGCTGCTGATCCTGAAACAGGTAAACGTATGTATTCTGTAGATGGAACTAAGTTACCAAGTGTAACTACGATATTAGGAGCGACAAAAGACCAGGAATCAATAGATGCATTAGCTAGATGGAGAGCAAAAGTAGGAGAAGAAGGCGCAGAGAAAATAAAAAACGAAGCATCTTCTATAGGTACTGAAATGCATTTAGTTATAGAAAAATATATTAATGGAGAAGGTTATCTTAATCTTACAGAGAAAGGTAACAGAGCTAGAAGAATGGCACACACTATATTAAAAAATTTAAATCCATTAACAGAAGTATGGGGTAATGAAGTTAGTTTAGCATATCCAGAAAAATACGCAGGAGCTACAGATTGCATTGGAGTTATGGATGGTAAAGTTACTTTGTTTGATTGGAAACAAACTAATAAACCTAAGAAAAGAGAGTGGAGTGCAGTACAAGATTATTTTATGCAACTAGGAGCATACAGTTTAGCACACGAAGCTATGTATCAACCAATAGAACAAGCTAAAATATGTATGTGTTCAAGGAATTTTGACTATCAAGAGTTTACAATTGAAGGCCAGGAATTAAAAGACTATCAAGAAAAATGGTGGGAAAGATACAATAAGTATTTAGAAACTCTTAAGTAAGCCATTCTTTAAATTCATCACCTAAAGTTTTAGTAGCTAATTTATTTTTATTAGATAATGATGCAATAATTCTTTCATCAATAGTGCCTTTACATATTAAATCAGTATACAACACAGGATGTTTAAGACCTGATCTATGAGCTCTATCTTCTGATTGTCTTCTTACTTCAAAATTAAAACTATTAGAAAAATAAATAACATTTTTAGCTTCAGTTAATGTTAAACCAAAACCACCGGTAGATGGATTACCTACAAAAAATCTACACCTATCATCTGTTTGAAATCTATTAACTGCTTCTGTTCTTTTAGCACTATCTACTGCACCATAATTAGCTACAACAGAATGTACTCCATATTTTTCTTTTAAAAATTTAATTATATTTTCTATGTTATAAATGTAGTTGGCCCATATAATTACTTTACCATCTGATTCTTCTATTATATCTGACAATGCATGTAGTTTAGGATTCTTAAATTCTTTTAACACACCATCATTTGTTTTAACAAAACCGTTACATACCTGGTGTAGTTTGATAATTTCAGTTAATTTATTATTATAAGATACTGCTTCATCTTCTATAATTGCTATTGCAGCTATTCTTAATCTTTCATAAAAGTCTTTTTGTTCATCATTCATATCTATATATCGTTTAGTATATAATTTTTTAGGTAGATCTAAACATTCGTCTTTAGTTACTCTGTAAGAGAACTTAGATAGTTTATCTTCTAGTTCTTCTAAATGGACATAGTATTTAGGTATCTCAGTATACTTACCATTACCTAAATCTAATTTATGTGTCACACAATATCTATTTCTAAAAGAATAATAAGAAGAAAAACCTAAATGATCTGGATTTAAAAAATCACATTGAGTATATAAATCTAGTGGTGACTTAGTAACTGGTGAACCTGTAAGTATTCTTTTGTATTTAGAATAGTCTCCAAGTTTAAGAACATTTCTAGTTCTTATCGCTTTATGATTTTTAATTGTAGTAGACTCATCAACAATAGTTAAATTGTTTGGATGAGAATATAAAAATTCTGTAGCACCTTTTAATCCTCTAGATGTAGATAAAGCTTCTATATTCATACAGAATATTTTTAGCTTACCTTTTTTATCTAAAGATTTTTGTAATTGTTTTGGTTTATCTATGTTCCAAGAATAAATTTCATAGTCTACATCTGGAGACATGTGTTTATAAATTTCATCAAATGCCCAAACAGTATAAACTGATTTAGGTGCAAGTATTAAAACACCTGTAATATTTTTATTGACTCTTAATAATCCAATGTTATCGATTGCAACTTTTGTTTTACCTGTACCCATTTCCATAAAGAAAGCGTAGGTGGGTTTATCCCAGGATTTGCTTAAGCAAGTTTTTTGGTGTTCGTATGGTTCTGTTTTAAAGTTAAACAAGTTCAACATAATGCTTGACATACTATCAGCCATGACTATATTGTCAACAACAAAGGAGGTCATATTTATGAACCTAGAACAACTAACAAGTGTAAATATAAAAACTGACGAAGTAAAAGAAATATCTGAAGCTTGCAAAAAGCTTACTTCTCAAAATAAAAAAGTCGAAGATCTTGAAAAGCTTAAAAAAGAAGCTGAAGAAGAACAGAGACGATTATCAGAAGAGGTCATTCCTACATTAATGCAACAAGCAGGAGTATCATCTATTACACTGGATGATGGAACCTCTGTAGAAGTTTCACCTTACTACTACGCAAAAATATCTGAAGCTAACAAAGAAGAATGTTTCAGTTGGCTGCGTGAAAATAATCATGGAGATTTGATAAAAAATAATTTATCTGTCTCTTTTGGTAAGGGGGAAGATGCTGATGCAGTGAAACTAAAAGAATCACTGGAGAAGCAAGGTCTGGTCGTAGACCAAAAACAAGACGTCCATTGGCAAACTCTTCGAGGATTTGTTAGAGAACAAATTGAGAAGAATAAAAACATACCATCTGAATTGTTTGGATTGTATGTCGCTAACAGGACTAAATTAACAAATAAAAAGTAACACATAAGGAGTAACACATGGCAAAAACACAAGCCAATGCAGTTGTTGAAAAACAAACTGCTTCTACACCTATGCTTTCTTCATTAGAAGAATTTGCAGGTGCAGGTGCGGAAAACATTACATCAAAAGATGTATCACTTCCGTTCCTAAAAATACTTACTAACAATTCTCCTCAAGTCACTCAAGGTGATTCGAAGTATGTTAGTGAGGCAAGACCTGGTATGGTCATAAATTCTGTCTTGAACAAATTATATAATGGTCAAGATGGTTTTAGTGTCGTACCATGTTTCTTTAAGTTCGAATATGTAGAGTGGGCAGACAGAGGTACACAGAATTCTGTTGCACCTGTTAACTCATATCCTGCTGATTCGGATATAATGTCTAAAACAACTAGGGGTGATGATCGAAAAGATAGATTGCCAAATGGTAATTATATCGAACCTACTCATTATCACTATGTGATGATGGTAGACGAGAACGATCAACCATCTGAAACTGCAGTCATTGTTATGAAAGCTACTCAGGCTAAGAAGTCTAAGAAGTGGAATTCAATGATGCTTTCTCAAAGAAGAAAAGGTAAGAATGGTTTCTTTCAACCACCTACCTGGTCTCAGATTTACAAATTAAGAACTGTGCTAGAAAAAAATAGTTTAGGTTCTTGGTTTGGTTGGGAGATCGAACATGAGAAAGATATACCTAACAAGACTCTTATGGATGCAGCTATGGCATTCTACGATACTTGTAAAAAAGGTAATGCGAAAGTAAATCTTTCTGAAGATCAAAAACAAGAAACTGGAACTGCGGACGCGCCATTTTAATGAGTTCACTAGAATTTTTTAGTAAACTTTTTGGTGGCTTAACGTCAGCATACGGTACCTACGAGCTCACTGGAGCTCGTAGGGCAGATGGTAAAGCAGAAGGTAGAGCGCTTACAAAGAAGGCTGATGTTACATTAGATTTATTTGCCAAACACTTAAAAGGAGAATTGTCATTAGGTATCGTACCTATAATGAAAGATAACAACTGCAAGTGGGGTTGTATTGATGTTGATGAATACGATGGTTTCGATCCACTTAAAATAATAAAAAAAATTAGAGAATTAAATTTACCACTGTTTCCTTACAGATCTAAATCTGGAGGTCTACATATATTTTTACATATCGATGGTGTTGTACCAGCAACAGATATGATTGATAAGCTAACTCAGTTGGCTAGTCGATTAGGTTTAGCTGATTGTGAAATATTTCCAAAACAAAGAACTATAAATGTTGAGTTAGGTACAATAGGTAATTGGTTAAACTTACCCTATCAGAATGCAGAATTAACTACTCGACACGCAATAAACGACACCGGCCAATCCATTGCAATAGAAGATTTAGAAAAAGCAGTACAACCTTATTTAGTCAAACCAGAAGATTTTTATAAAATAAAATTAGAAGAGTTAGAAGATGAAGACGAGGATTTTAAAGAATATCCACCATGTGTACAAAACTTTATAAAGAATGCAGTTAAGCCTGGAGAAGGACGTAACGAAGCTTTGTTTAATGTAGGTGTTTGTATGTTAAAGAAACACGGTAAAGATGGTGCATGGGAAAATGAATTAAATGAAGTTAACAAGTCTTGGGGTTCAGATCAAATAGATCCTAAAGAATTAAAAGTTACTGTAATAAAAAGTTTAAATGGAGATAAGGATTATAATTATAGATGTAGTTCTCCAATAGCTAAAAAGTTTTGTGATCAAGCAGCATGTGTAAAAAGAAAATTAGGTATTGGTAAAAAGAATTATACATTTAATGTTGATTCGTTTCAAAAGATTAGCACTAAACCACCTAAATATATTTTAACAATAGATAAAAAACCTATTCGATTAACTGGTCAACAATTGTGTCAGCAGCAATTATTAAAAACAGAATTGTTTGATGCAGATATAGTATGGAAAACAATGAAGTCAGATGACTTTGGTTTATGGCTAAATTATCTTAAATCAATTCAAACAGATGTTGAAGGTTATGACTTTACTGATGATGACAAAGATGAGTTTGAATATCTATTTAGAAACTTTATAGATGACAGTCAATTAGCTGATGATATATCACAAACACAAACAGATTATGTGTTTCAAGATGATGGTCATTTATTTTTTAGAGCAGAAGTATTTAAAAAGTTTTTAAAGAAGGATGGCAACAATATGAAACCATCTGAGGTAAAAGAATTATTAATTGACAATGGGGCTGAGTACATAAGACAATATAAAGATTACAAAGCGCGATTGTGGAAGATACCTAAACCTAAAAAAGAAAACATTAAGGAACGTAATGTCGAATTTAAAACAGAACAATCGCCATTTGACCCAGATACACAACAAAACTTTTAAGATCTTTGGTCCTCCTGGTACAGGTAAGACTACTAGATTAATTAAAATAGTTGAAAAACATTTGAGATTAGGTGTGCAGCCATTTGAAATGGTATATGTTTCATTTACAAATAAAGCTATTGATGAAGCAGTAGATAGAGTTTTAAAAAAATTTAAACAATATGATGAAGATGATTTTAATAACTTTAGAACTATACACTCATTTTGTAAAAAAGAATTATCTTCGATTCCTGTATTAGATCCAAGAATAGATATGCTTAAGTTTCATACTGATTGGGGAACTATAAATGCAAACTTTAGTGAAGATGATGCGAATCAAAAAGTATTTAACAACTGGTCCTTAAGAGTATACGACAAAGCTAGGAACATGTTAGTGGATCCTGTTAGTTTATATAAAGCAGAACCTATTAAAAAGGTAAGACTACAACAATTTACAGATATAATTAGAAACTATATTAAATTTAAAAAAGATAATAAAATGGATTTTACAGACATGGTAGAAAAATATGTAAATGAAGTAGATCCACCATCGTACAAAGTATTTATAGTTGATGAAGCTCAAGACTTAACACCATTACAATGGAAGTTTGTAGATAAAGTAGCAGCTCAAGCTAAAAGAGTTTATTTAGCTGGAGATGATGACCAGGCTATATATGAATGGAACGGTGCAAGAGTAAGAAGTTTTTTAGATTTTCCAGGTAAGGTATTTATATTAAATAAATCTTATAGATTAAATGATACAATACTTAATTTTTCTAAAGAGATATTAAAATTTATACCTGAGAGACAACCAAAAGAATTTACTTCAACCAATAAATCTGAAGGATCTATTAAAACATATAGTAGATTCAATGAGGTTCCTTTTGATGATTTAGAAGGAACTTGGTTTGTTCTTGGTAGAGTAGGAGATAATGTTGATGAGCTTAAAGAAGCTGCTAGACAAAGAGGCCTATACTTCCAAGATATGCGAGGTAATAAATCGTTCAATATAAACAAGTGGAATGCCATAAATTATTGGATTGCCTTACAAAAAGGTGAGACTATAACTAAAGAACAGGTAGGTATTTTATATGATTTTATTGAGCAAATTAAAAAAGGATGGAGAAAGATCGACAACAAAGCCTGGTCTGACATACATCCAAATCAACCTTTAGATCTAGATTACTTAAAGCAAAACTGTGGTTTGGAAACTAGTGAGAACGATTGGTGGAAGGTCTTGAATAGAAAATTTACTGCTCGAGACTTGGATTATTTTGAAAGTATGTTAAAAAGAAATATTCAATTTAACGAAAAGGCAAAAATAATAATTGACACAATCCACTCAGTTAAAGGTGGGGAGGCAGACAATGTACTAATATATGAGAAAGCTAATTGGCCATCTAATTTTTCAACAAAAACCAACAAGGAGAAAATGGCTGAAGCGCGAGTGTGGTATACTGGCATTACACGTTCTAAGACATCCCTACATATACTCTCTACTAACCATACATATTTTTTTCCTTTGGGGCGTCTTGCATCTAATTTTAACAGGAGAACTATAGATGAGTGATAAAGATATGTTTGATGAAGCATTTCCCCAAAATAAACAGATAGGCGGAAATCATTACAAAAACTTTCATATACAACCATATGAATTTATATCAAAAAATAACCTCTCATTTTTTCAAGGAAATGTTATAAAATATGTTTGTAGATATTTAGGTAAAAATGGAATAGAAGATCTTGAGAAGATTAAACATTATTGCGATTTAGAAATACTTAAATTGAAAGATGGAAAAAAGAAAAAATAATTGTGAATTTTGTAAACACAAATTAGCAGTTGTAATTGAAGATAAAAAGTATTACTGTGGCGACTGTTACTGCAACCTAAAAAATATAAAATCTTATGACAACAGAATTAGTATTCAATCAAGCGGAATCGGATTGGAAGAAACCCGAAAGTTACCCAGATCTATCCGATAGATCTATTATAGCAGTCGACTTAGAAACAAGAGATCCTAACATTAAAACTAAAGGTCCTGGATGGGCTACTAAAGATGGAGAGATTGTAGGTATTGCAGTAGCTGCAGATGGTTTTAAAGGATACTTTCCTATTGGACATGAAGCTGGAGGTAATATGGATAAAAATATTACACTCAAATGGTTTAAAAAATTAATGGAAAATGGTGTAGATAAAGTTTGTCATAACGCATCATACGATATTGGTTGGACAAGATCGTTAGGAATTAAACCAACAGGAACAATTTACGATACCATGATTGCAGGTGCATTAATTAATGAAGATAGATTCAGTTATTCATTAAACGCATTGTCATTTGATTATTTAGGAGAAGTTAAATCAGAAGCGCAACTAAAAGAAAAAGCAGAAGAATGGGGACTAGATGCTAAACAAGATATGTGGAGATTACCTGCAGGTTATGTGGGTCCTTATGCTGAGCAAGATGCTGAATTAACTTTAAAACTTTGGAATAGATTTAAAACAGAAATACAACAACAAAACTTATCTAACATATTTAATTTAGAAACTACTTTAACTCCTATTTTAATTGAAATGAGAGAACATGGTATTCGAGTTGATTTAGAAAAAGCAGATCAACTTAAAAAGGATTTTGTAAAAGAAGAAAACAAAATGCTTGCTGAGATTAAAAAACTTACAAATGTTGATGTAGAGATATGGGCTGCAGCTAGTGTAGCTAAAGCTTTTGATGCATTAAAGGTTCCTTATGAAAGAACTGCAAAGACTAAAGCCCCATCATTTACTACGAACTGGTTACATAACTGTCCTCACCCGATAGCTAAACTCATTAGAGAAACTAGAGAAATGAATAAGTTTCACTCTACCTTTATTGATTCGATATTAAGATATACGCACAAAGGGAGAATACATTCAGAAATTAATCAATTAAAATCAGACTCAGGAGGGACGGCCACCGGCAGACTATCTATGAGTAATCCTAATTTACAACAGATTCCAGCTAGAAATAAGGAGTTTGGTAAGCAGATTAGGTCATTATTTTTACCTGATGAGGGAAAACAGTGGGGAAGTTTCGATTATAGCCAACAAGAGCCTAGACTGGTGGTACACTACGCATCTTCTACAGATGGTGGTTTTGAGGGCTCCTATGAGCTTATAAAGGCCTATAATGACGACAATGCAGACTTTCACCAGGTTGTAGCAGAAATGGCTGATATACCTAGATCACAGGCTAAAACAATTAATTTAGGTATGTTTTATGGTATGGGTAAAGCTAAATTAGCAGCTGAACTAGGAATTGATACAGAACAGGCTAAAGCTATCTTAAACGCATATAACCAGAAAGTGCCTTTTGTTAAAATGTTATCGAATAGATGTATGGCTACTGCAGATAAGAAAGGTTGTGTAGTAACGATTAGAGGCAGACACTGTAGATTTGATCGTTGGGAACCTAAAACTTTTGGTATACATAAATCCATGACTAGAGAAGAAGCAGAATCTAAATATGATAGAGGTATGATTAAAAGAGCTATGACCTATAAAGCTCTTAATAGACTTATCCAAGGATCAGCAGCAGATCAGACTAAACAAGCGATGATAGACTGTTATAACAACGGCCACCGGCCACTCCTACAAATACATGATGAACTATGTTTTAATGTTAATGGAGATAAAGATATAAAAGAAATACAACATCAAATGGAACATTGTCTAGATGATGTGCCATTGAAAGTACCTAGTAAAGTTGATATAGCATTAGGAGACAACTGGGGAGAAGCAACATAATGAGACATAATTGGTTTAATACGGTTTTTATTTTATTAGTTGTGATGTCTTTATCAATAATAATAAATATCTTACATGGTTAAGAGGATTCAAATAACCGATCTTGCATTAGGTAAATGCCCTCATTGTAGTGAGTTTGTTACATTTATTCCAACAAGAAAAAAAGATATTTTTATATGTGATGCTTGTGAAGATAAAGTTAGACAATACAAAAATGGTAGAATTCATTGGTACAAATACAATGATGCCCAGGTGTTTAAGGTTTAGTATTTATAACTCTATTTTGTTTATCTCTTTTTCTAGAATCCCATCTTAAATCTATTTCAGTAACTTTATCATTCTCTCCATGACATATTTTAATTAAATGTCCTTGAGCTGTATCTGTAATCCAATATTTTTTATAATTATTTATAACAATTGTTTTAGCCATTAGTGTAAAGACTTATCTATTTTCTTTTCAAATTTATAATTGTTAAGTTTTAAATCCTGACATATGTCATCAAAAATATGCCAAAGCTCTCTTTCACTTTTTTTTAATTTACTAAAACTACCTAACATCATAGCTTTAGATGCAAGTAATTTTTCTATAATTTTTACATCTTTAACAGATAAATATATTTGAACACCTTTAACTTTTTTTAGAGACATAGATGCCCTAGGATATACAATGAAAAAAATAAAAATGCTAGTCTTTTTTAACTAGCTATATCGAAAAGACCTTTTTTAGCATCCTCTACAGATTGCTGAGCGATCTTAACTTTAAGATCTTTGATCTTTATATCGATCCACTTCATATCGGTAGTAACTCTACCCTGCTCTAACGCCTGGTTGGCCCACTTGGATTCCAACTGAAGTTTCTCCGAGATTAACTTTTGTAGCATCTCTTTTGACCTCCTCAAAGGTTAGAAAAAGAAAATCGGGATTATGAAATCCTGCACCTTCTTTTTCGGTTAACTGCCCTAAATCATAACTCGCACTAAAAGATTCTAAAGCAGCTTTATCGTCTTCGGCTTCCACCGTGTGATCCAAATAAACATTTTTATAGTTTGCTTGGATACGATAAAGTTTCATAAGAGTATCTTATCAAAGATATGCGTAGAATGCAACTATTTCAAGTTTGTCAAGAGGTGCAAAAAGTGTTGTAAAATAAGGATTTTATGTAGACTCAACTGGTTTACACCAAAATTTTGTATAAATTAGCTCCGAATTTATTTTTTCTGAGTCCATTTTTTTTAAATATTCTGCACTTAACTCATAGCCAAAAATTCCACATTCTTTAAAAGAATTAAACTGAGGTGGGCTAGACATAGGTTGGCCACAAGAGCTAACTATTGCACTGCAAATTTGAATAACTAAAATAAACTTCATTTATGTCTTGACCTATCTTATTTATCATCTATATAGATAAGATGAATATTAATTATAATATTAACAATTATACAGGAAACAAATATGAATAGTAAGAGTCGATTGTTATTTACTTTTGTAAAAGAAATAGATGAAATATTGTCTAAATTATATGCAACTACACCAAGTGGTGAGCCTATTACACCAAATGATCAAACTTGGCACGATGCTAGAGACAGATTAATTGCAATTAAAGTAGGTAGTCCAAATAATTTTACTTACCCAGTTAATTGGATTATGGCTGAACAATTAATTATGGATGAGTTAACTTCTAGACCAGAACCACACGAAGTACATATTGAACTAGAAAAGAGTTATCATGGTAGGTAATTCTATAACTTTAGGTTTAATAGTTTTGTTTGTATTGTTTTTTCCTAAATTATTTTTAGGATTAATCGGTATGTTAATTGCATTTATATTTGGAGTAACTTTATGAGCATAATTAAAATAAGCGAAATGGATTGGAAGGAAAGACAATACGCAGCGCATCATAGATTAAGTAAAAAAAGAGGTTGGGATTTTAGTGACAACAATCCTTACTTTGAAAGATTCTATATTGTTTTACCTAATCCAAGAATTAAAAATAAATTACAAATGAAAGAGGAGTTAAAGAAAAATGGATATAAATAAATGGAAATCAGTTGCAGTAAAAAAAGAAACGCATACTTTACTAACTGCTTTATGCGATGAGAAAGATAGAAACCCAGCGAGAATGATTTCAAAACTGGTAAAAGATTATGCAGGATATCAAGCTAAGAAGAAAGGTATCCCTGCTGAAAAATATATTTCTCAATTGCTAAAGAAAAATGGTAGTAAATAAATCTAAACTAATCCCATTTTCTGATACTGTAAGCCAGGTAAATTTTGTTAAACATAACTTGCCTGGCTTATATTTTTTATTCGATAAGGACTATAAATTACTTTACATTGGTGAAAGTATAAATCCTTTATGTAGAGTTTTGGATCATTATTATAAAGCTTTTTTAAAAAGTGGTAAAAGACCTAAAGGTATAGGTCCTATATTTGCATACATGAGAATCATGCAAGTTAAAGATAAAGATTTTAGAATTAGACAACATTATGAAAAACGATGGATTAAAAAATTTAGTCCACCTGTAAATGCTAATGGAGATAGTTGTCCGTATGAATTATCCTATATAGAAATAAAAGGTTATATTTCAGTTTACGAAGGATTTTTTAAACAAGAAATGCCTTGGTTCGTATATATCAATGATCATGTTATAAAAAGACAACAAAATTATATTGATTATCGAAGAGAAAAAAGGCATAAACGAGAGAGAGCAAAACGTTATGATTAAAAAATTTTTAAAAATACAAAACGCAAAAAGAATAGCGAAGTGGTTAGATCGTACTAACGTTCATCCAGAAATACGAGATACTTATTTTGAAACACCTTGGGTAATGTATCCAAATGAACGTAAAGGTATTGAACTTCGATTAGAACAAACTTCTCAACGAGACGCATTTTGTTTTAACCGAGCTAAAGTTAGACCAAGTTGGAAAAATACAATTACCAGACATGGACAATATGAAATGGCACAGAAAATATTGAACTATGTTAAGCGAAGATATTTAAGAGTGAGGAAGAGACAAGTAATAGATAAGCTAATCGATAAAAAAATGGAGAGATCTTATGAGCAAAAGAACCACAAAAAATCAACTGGATAACGCATTAGAAATATTAGCAGAAAATCTAGATCCTGTAGAATATTCTAAAGTGACCTCTGTGATGAGTTTATTATTTGTAGGACACCAGTTTGGGATGTCTCCTGACGGCTTTGAATTTGTTAATTTAGCTATAAAAATTAAGAAAGAACACCGCAAAAAACGGTATAAAAAGACTTTACAGGGCAATGTAATTAATTTAAAATTAAAACGTTGATTGAAATTTTGTTTTCATTAATCAACTCCTTTCTTAGGGGTAGGGCATGGGAGACTAGCGCTACCCCTTATTCTTGACATTGAAATTAAAAAGACATATTCGTAGCGATATGGAGCTACATGAATATATCAACAAAAGTTTTAAAAGTTATGGGTTTAGTAATAGCTGAAAAGCTAATTGAAAACACACCAGATCCAGAAATTAGAATATGGCGAGCAGTCATATCAATGGCCTTAGAAGATGTTATGATTACGAATCAGAATAGAACGGAGTCGGTATTGAAAGGTGAAGCTCACGACTGGTTCTGTAATAACAGTGAGGATTTTAAATTTGTATGTTTCCAGGCCGAAATGGATCCGAAATACGTAAGAATGAAGTATTTAGAAGCTCTTGAGAGAGGAAATATTTTCTTTACTAAAAAGCAAAATTTGAATATAAAATACACTAAGGAATATGAAAAACTTAGAAAAGCTAAAGATAGAGATGAACGCAGGAAGCATACGAAAACTATTAATGAACTGCGGCAAGCTATATTTAGCTGCACCGATTAAATCCTTAGATAGAAAATTTTTTAAACACCTTTACCGTAAGATAAAAAGAAAGTATTCTAATTAATATGATGACACTTGACGATATACTTCGGTTCGAAAAATATTTAGAGAAGTTAAGAAAACGTAAGGACTATGAAACGGATCGATGTAAAGATTATACTGAAGAAAAGAAAAAGGATAAGGAACAACGGCCACAGGACACCAGTCTACAGTCCACACATACCTTCGCACTCTTGGTTAAATAAATCACCCTGATCATCATTTTTAAATTTAACTTCATCTAAAGGCACACAGGATCTATGTACGAAATTTTTAATTTTAGGATTATGTTTTCTCATCTCTTTATCGAAATACACCGCCTCTGCAAATTCATCAGGTCTATTATCTCTCATGTCAATCCAAAATCTATCATCATGAAACGGACAACCAATACAAGCTGACTTAACTGGTACGTTAAATCCTTTACCTTCATACCATTTTAGACAATCGTCTCTTGTCATTTTTTTATCTAACAAAGGCCATTTATTTTCTTGCCACCAAAATCTAGACGGTTTCATACGTTGAACTTCATCCATAGATATACCAATCCACACTTCAACCCACTGAGTTGGTTTCATTTTCTGTCTAGGTTTATAGCCCATAATTTCTCTAATTTTTTTAGCAATAGGCGTTATTTTGTATTCTCTTGTACACTGTCTTCGGCCCATTCCTTTTTTACCTTTTTCATTCAAAGTATAAAACGGAGCTGAAGCGAACTGATTGCCTCCAGGAGCCAAAGCTTTCAAGATATCTTTGTCCAGGTCACCTTTTTTAGTAATGTATACAGGGTAACTTAATTTTGATTTTAAATAGTGTAAATGATCTAGAACTGGTTTAGGTTCCCAACCCGTATCAGCGAAGATTGCTGCATCAGGTTTTACTCCAAACTCTCCAGCGTCTGCCATCAAAGCCATAGTGCTAGATTGAACGCCTGCACCTAGTGATAGTATTCTTAATGCTGGTTTTTCATCTCTGATAATCATTTATATCTATTTTTATAGGTTTAAACAAACAAGTCAATGAAAGATTGTCCTATAAACAATATTATTGACAACTTATCTGGTGAAATTAGAGATAATTTATATGAACAAAAAAATAGAAAAGTCTGAAGTTGATCTTCAGCACGAAAAAGTGTTTCTGCGTGATGCTAAACATTTTTTTGATATGGCTCAATCCAATGCGATACTAGATACATTAGAAGCTAATTTACCTAGTTTAAATTTGTATGAGCTAAAACAGTTAAGTGTTAGTGATTTATTGAATATGCTAGGCGGTTCTAGATCTAGAACCGTTCTAAACTGCATGAAACTGTGGCATGTAAAACCTAGAAATTACATAGAGCCAGAAGACATTACCTATTATGACAATACAGGTAATTATTATCATTATGTCGACGGCCAACGGTATTATCCGACACAATGAGGCCTAAATTAGAGTAGTGTCACATTTTGTGACACTACTTTTTGTTGATTTTACTGTATTTTTTATTTTCAACGATTCTATATAAGATATTTTTACCTCTTTACCACTAATCATACTCCCAGAATGTCTGACACTTGTGACACTACACTGTTTTTAATCTATTTACATTGATATTACTTACTTATTTGATGTCACAAACACTTTTATTTTGTGACATACACTGACATTTGTGACACTAGTCACTCTTGTGGACAAGATACCTAAATTCGGATACAGTCTTAATTAAGTTAAAAATATCTTATAGAGGATTTGAGAACATGGCTGGAAAACCTAACGTGTTGAAAACGATGCACGATTTGACTCCTAAACAAAGGAAGTTTGTAGATATTTATGTTGCTGAATATGGACTAATCAGCAAAACAGAAGCTGCTAAGAGAGCAGGCTATGTAGCTAAAGATCCACATACGATTGCATCTAAATTAACTAATCCAAATAGAAATCCACATGTTGTAAGATATCTAGAAAAGAAAATTGCGGAAGCTAAAAACAAATATGCTAATCCGTTGAGGTCATTTAAAAGATTCGAGAAATTCGGTGACGATGCTGCTAAATCAAAACAATACGCATCAGCAATTAATGCTGAGTATCGTTCAGGACAACTAGCAGGAATGTACGTTGATAAAAAAGAAATTACTAACAATTCTTTGGAGGGTATGTCTCGTGAACAACTTGAGAAACGCTTTGCAGAACTCGAATCAAAAATCGGTGAAGCGAAGAATATCATTAACGTTACACCAGAAGAAGTTAGTGAATAGTGGACAATGGGTTACTGTGTTCAATCAAATACACAACTCACATCTGCTTGTATCAACTGGAACTGTAAAGGTAGAGGTTAAAAATGGCAAAAAGAAAACCAAAAATTTATAGAAAAACAATTCCTTTAAATACTAAAAAGCTCGGTAAAAATATTGCTGACTATCCTTTTGTAGAAATACATTGGTTTGATATCGAAGGTGATGCAGGGTGGTCTGACACTAAAGCTCTATTGAAATCTAACTTACCTACTTGTGTATCTAAAGGTTATCTTGTATCTCAGAAAGGTGGAGTGACTAGAATATTTACTGATTACATCAAATCTAAAACAGATGAAACTTTTGAGAATATTGGTAACACAACTATAATTCCAACATCAGTCATACAGTCCATAAAAGTAATTCATTAATGAACTACATTGTTTTCTTAAACGAAATGTATTATTTAATTCCTGTAACAAAAGAATTATTATCTGAACTTCCTGTAGAAAAAGGAATGGATTTGTTTGAAGTGTGTGATGTTTTACGTGAAAATCTTACTGTTCAGGGTGTCTTTTTTGGGTGTACCTTGTCTTAAATAAATGGCTTTAAAAAAACGCGAATCTTTACTCTTTCAAAGAGTTAAACAACATATAAAAAACGCACATTTTACAAGGATAGAAAGCTCAACAGTACAAGGTATTCCAGATGTTCATGGGTGTATAGATTCTAAGTCTTTTTGGATTGAATTGAAGTCAACAGAAGACAAGTTTCCGATACTGTCCAAATTCCAAATGGCTTGGGCTTATGAATATCAACGTCATGGTGGTAATATATTTATTCTGCATCAGACCCTCTTGCAGAGGCTATTGAAACTTTACAGAGTGTCCGGTGGCGTGGATCCCTCGTCCCCATCCTCGTTTTCTCGTTCCCTCGTTCTCGTTTACCAAACACCGGACCCCGTACCGTCCCTGGCCTGGCCAGAGCTCAGGAGGCAGCTGGTGAAAAATAGTTCTTGACACGGATCCTCGTTGTGATAGAAGCGTAACTGCAAGAAGTCTTTGTGAGAAAAAGCTGGCGCTCCCGATCCGGATGAGGAGATTGTACGCGAAACCTCACTTAGTATTTTTAGCCTCTTTGTCGGCCACCGGATTAATCTTCGGTGGCCGTTTTCTCGTTTCAAATCCTCGTTTCTCGTTTTCTCGTTTCTCGTTTAGCCCAACCCCCCTGCAGCGTAGCAGCTGGTACCAGACCCCAGCTGGCGTGCCAGCTCAGGATCATCTGATCTTACTAAAAAATTTTTAAAAAAAGTTCTTGACATTTATCCCACGAGGTCTTATCTATGTAATGTCGAGCAACGAGCGTAGCCTAGGGTGAGATGAGGGGCTATCGATATACTAGTATGCTAGTTATGTTCTCTCTCACTGCTCGGCAACAACAAAGGAGTTAAAAATGAAAAATAAAATAATCAACTTAATACCCGAAGCCACAGTGCTTTCGGTGGTCTTTGTCATTCTAACTTTAACGGGGGTGATATCATGGTAAAAGATAGTAACATTGTGTACACATGCCCCGAACACGGCAAAGAAACATATTTCAAAATTAAACAGCTAGAGCGAATGCCGAAGATGCGTGAGTACGTCTACGTATGGTTTAAAGACAAAAAGCAATCGGAAAAGATGTGGGTACGCATTACTAGTGGCAGCCGACTTAAGGGTCAAGGGCTACTCGACAACGAGCCACAGAAACTTCGACACTTAAAGCTACGTGACATTGTTAAGTTTAAGACAGATGTGGAGGGAATCACATGGGGAAGATAAAAGAATGGTTAAAGGAAGGGGAACTGCATGAGCAGTTCCTCATTTCAGATATAGCTCAACATGGATGTGAAGGCGGAGTCGCCGGTTTAATTTATTACGATGACACTACCTCGTTTTATAATGAACATGAAGAAGAGATCTGGAAATATCTAGATGAAGCCGCTGACGCTGCAGGAGTTAGCGTTGGGTCCTTGTTTCCCAAGGACGTTTTCTCGCCTGCCTCGTTTAAGAATTGGACCTCATGGTTTGCCGTAGAGTCTGCAGCTCAGGAGCTGGCAGCTGGTTCGAAGCAGGAGTAGATATGTTTGCCATCTTTATCCTCATATTCTGTGCCATTCTTTATCCTGAGTTAACTGGATACGCTCTCTGGATCCTCGTTGTTTTTCTCGTGATGATGTTCCAGGATACAGAGAACTACCTGTCTGGCCTGGCGCCAGCACCAGTTCAGGAAATGCTTTATGGATCGGTGAATTTTTTTGTTTGACAATTATCCCATGTATGATAAGACTGTGATGTTTAACAAATAACAAAGGAGTTAAAAATGGGACTAGATCAATACGCAGGTTTTCGTGATAGCAATGGCGAAGTTCATGAAAACTTTTATTGGAGAAAACACGCAAGACTACAACAGTTCTTCGCAGGTGAGTTTGAAAAACAGAAAGATAGAAAGGGCGACGGTTCTTTCGATCTTGGTTTTAACGGTGGCGAGGGTGGTGTAAAAATCACTGAGGAAATAGTCAAGAGGCTAGAGGAACAGGTCAAGAGTGGCTATTATGATTGCTTTGCACCTGATGGTTTCTTTTGGGGACAACAGTTTCAAGAGGAACAGGTGAAAGAGTACAAAGCCCAAGATGAAGAATTTATCAAGTGGTGTAAGGAACAATTACAGAATGGTAAGGAGATTGGTTACGACTGTAGTTGGTAATTAAATTTACTTGTTGCCGTCTAACGACGGCAACAGGATTTGGCGAGAGGTCTTTTGTCAGAGTAGCTCCTGTTTAGACCTCTCACCTAATCCTCGTTCTCGTTTCTCGTAGAAGCCTTCGTACTTTTCAGTTCAGGGACTGGCGCCAGACACCAGCTGGGAACGGAAGCTGGTGCAGTTCACATTACCTTTCCTCGTTTCTCGTTGGTTGTCAATGGTTTTCCTTTCTTTCTTTGACTTAGGGGCTGGGACGCCAGTTCAGGAGAAGGTAGAGTTTCTAAAGCAAATCTCGTTTCTCGTTGAAGAACAATGGCGTGGTTGCTGTGCTTTTCCTAGAGAGCTGGCCAGCAGCGATCCTGAAGGCAGCGTACATAAGTTCTACCTTTCTTAATTTTTTTCTTGCAGCAGGAGACAGATGTGATATTAATTTAAAAAAACAAAGGAGCTATTAAATGACTAGATACTCAACATTACAAATGGAAAACTATAGTAACAGAGACTACAGAGTCAAAGACTATCAAAACAACGAATGGATTCCGGTAATCAGAAATTCTAAAGGATGGAATTTTAAATGGAAAACTTTTCGAACAGCCAATGAATTAAATTATTATTTAAAGGAGGAAAATAAAATGGCAGAGCAAAATGAAACACATTTCCAAGTACAAGATGAAAACAAAGCTAGAAAGTACGAAGCTAACAAAAAGAAAAGAGAAGAGATCAAGCAGTTCATCGATAGATGCGATGAAAGAAAGCTAACAGAAATTCATGCTGAGGTCACAAGACTGAAGAGAGGGTTTTATCTCTAATGCTGTTCCTCGTTCTCGTTGTCGTTACGTTTGCATTCCTCGTTATTCCATCGTAAAGGACTGGCACCCAGTTCCAGCTGGGAAAATTTCGCCAGTTCAGTTCGTTGGAAATTTAAAAAATTTGCCATGATGTCTAGGTCGCATTGAGGTCTAAATCTTAATGTGCGTGGCTCTATGGAAGAATTTTTTTTAGTAAAAATAAAAAAAATAAAAGATTTGCAATTAATTAAAAAATAACTAAACTCTTTTTTAAATCTATATTTTATAGATTAACACTTAACAAAGGACAAAAAACAAATGACGACACAAACAAAAAAAGTCCCTCAATTAGACAAAGGGCAAAAACAAGTTTGTAAAGCATACATTGAGCAA